TTGAAGAAATTGTTTTCATTTTTATTATTTGTATTTGTAATTTTTTCAGCGAACAATATTTCATTTGCTGATGAAGTTATACCATTTAACAAATCGTTCTTTGCATATAACGAGCCATCGTTTACATCTGCAAAGGGAAATGGTGGAGCTCAATATGGACCTCAAAAAGCTCTAACTGTAAAAGAGAAGCGTTCAGATGGTTGGTGGAAGATAGGAACTTGGGAAGGCGATAAGTGGATTAATACCGATGGGGAAAAAAAGAAAATAGAGAAACCCTATATTACTTTTGCTGAACCTAAATTCACATCACCAAAAGGGAACAATGGTAATGTTATAGCACCTCAAGTAGTTACGGCGATAGATGGACAAGAAGATGGATGGTTAAAGATTCAAACCAATGAAGGAGATAAATGGATTTTCCTTAATTCTGAAGCGGTAAAAGTAGATAAAAATTTCTATGCGTATAATGAACCTTCATTTACATCTGAAAAAGCAAGTGGCGGAAACCAATATGGGCCACAAAAATCACTTGTTGTAAAAGAAAAACGTACAAATGGTTGGTGGAAAGTAGCAACTTATGAGGGTGATAAGTGGGTCAACCTAGATGGGGAGTTAAAAGCATTTGATAAACCATTTTTAGTGTTTTATGAGCCTGCATTTGCATCTCAAAAAGGAAATATGGAAGTACCTTATAGCCCTACTACTATTAGAGTGGTTGACGGAAATACAAAAGGATGGTTTAAAGTTCAAACTTGGGAAGGCGACAAATGGATGTATCCAGGTGTTGCAGAGACAGTAGCAGTTAATCATAACTTTAATTCGTATAATGAACCTTCTTTTACATCAGCTAAGGCGAGTGCATATGGGCCACAAAAATTCCTTGCTGTAGTGGAAAAACGTCAAGATGGTTGGTGGAAGATAGTTACTGCAAATGAAGGACTTAAATGGGTTGCATTAAATGGTGCAAAACAGCCTATATCAGGCGAATTTTCAGCATTTGAAGAGCCTACATTTGGTTCGAAAATGGTATCACGTTTTACTGCACAAACTGTACTGGTTAAAGAAGATAGAGAAGATGGTTGGTTATTAATTGGTACATATTTAGGGGATAAATGGATTAATCCACTAGAAGAAGTTGAATATAATAAGTTACGTAAAGATGCTCGAGGAGAATTGAATTATAATGAATATGATTATATCAATAATCCTAAAAAATTAGAGGATGAAGCAAGAACACAATTTAGTAAAGCACTAGCAGCACCTTCTTCAGCAGAACGTAGTTTGGTTAATAGTGGTGATGTACCTAGAAATCAAAATATTGTTATTCCAACAAAAGAAGAAATAAAAGCTTATCAAGAAAAGAAAAAAGCTCAACAAGCATCGGTGGCAAGAGGACTTCAAGCTGCTCCGGTATCAGCACCTTCTAGTTGGCCTAGAAAAGGTGATGTTGTTGTTACACCTAATGCAAATTTGGGAATTACAGGACATACAGCTATTATTGCTAGGGATTATGACGATGCCCCAGATCAATATGGAGAGTATATCCAAATTGTCCATACTCCTGGTGATAGAAAAGGAAAACCAACAGTAGTAAAACAAGCTTTAGCATCATGGGAATTTGCCTTTAAGCGTTTATGGTATGTTAGACCGCATGACCGACAAGCGGGAATAAAAGCAGCAAATTATTCTGTAAATCACTTTTTAAACCTTGGTTATTATTATCAATACAAAATAACGAGTAGTATGATTGACACAAGATATGTATACTGTTCTTCACTTGTATATCAATCATATGCATTTGGCGCAGACAAACATTTCTTCGGGCCTCTTTCTGAGAAATACGCCCCAGTTCATCCGTATGACTTTACAATGATGGCGAAAAAAGGGAATGGATTCTCTTGGCTGTTTAGTTCTGATCCATGGCCAGATGGAGAATGGTAAAAAAGAGGGGGATTCCCCTCTTTTTTTTACATTATTTTATATAAAATTAATTGGAATACCACTATACAAAATAAAGTTCCTCCGATAATAGAAACAGATCTAATATTTTTGATGAAACTCATAAGGAAGATCACTAAAATAAAGGATAAATATAAAAGCCAATAAGTGTCAATGGATATAATACTTGTTTTTTCTACATCTACTCCTTTAAAAGCATTTACTAAAGGATACAGTAACATTATTAATGATAAAATAGAAAAAAATAAAATTGTGTAATTCTTAGCTTGAATGCTTTTGAAGATAAAGATAGGGATACTTGTAATACTTGCAATAAACATTATTATAGTTGTTAAAATCCATAATAATTCCATAAAAACCCTCTCCTAAAAGTAAGACTGAACTTGAATAGTGATTATGTCTATATAGATAATATCTTTTTGATATAAAAAAAGACACCCTAAGGTGCCTTCCTCCGACTTGAACCACTTTAATTTTAATAATATGTATTAAAAAGTAAGCTTGTGGTGTAAATATTTATCATTAATGATTCTGTTGTAAGTTGTAGAATCTGTTATTTTTATTTGTGCTAAAGCTTGATTAAAAGATATGCCATGCATTAACATTAACATTCTTGCTGCATGTAAATATTCTTCATACCAAAGATATGTAGCATTATCATCAGCGGATAATTCACGTATTGTGTGCTTTGCGATGAACGGACTAATATTTTGGTGAGAAAAACTTTCAATCAGTATATAATTTCCATCTGTTGCTACCGCTTGCCCTTGTATACTTCCACCAACACGATTCCAAGGTAGCAAGTCTCCATGTTTCATTTTATAAGCCTCAATTAGTATCCCTTCTACTCTTTTAATATCTTCTTTAGCATACTCAGTAACCGGGAATTGCTTTGGATCAAATTGCCCCCACATAGCTTTATTTCCACTATGAGCAGGCTGATGATGTGATGATTGAACAAAAACGGAGTAACCGATTTTTTCATGTGTTTTGAAATATTCCTGGATTTTTTCTAATTTACAACCGCGGGCATTCATTTTAATAATTCCATTATGTTGTTTAAATCGCTTTACTAAATCTACCGCAAGTCCTATATAAAGTACTTCATTTGTTGTATAGTTCCAAAAACAATAGATTCCAGCTGAAGACCATCCATAATTATGATGAGAATTACAAATATCTTCTAAAGCATCAGCGATTTGTTCAGTTTCATCTTTTGTATAGGCGTCTTGAATGATAGTTCCAAACATATATAATCTCCCTTTATAATTAAATTCGAAAATTAAAAACACTCTTTCGAGTGCCTAATTTCGAATTACTCCTAATTTTGATTCTGCCTCAGTTAAGCTAGCTACAGCATTGATAAGCTTCTGATCAGAAAGCTTGACTGATTTTTGAGCTTCATTCATTCTGTCTTTCATTGGTGCTAAACCTTTTATTCCCTGATTTACAGCTCTCCCAGCATTACTTCTATAGTTCGTCGCCAGTCCAAACTCCACTCTGAATTTCTCAATCTTTTCTTTTAATACAGGATCAGTTAACTTTGAGCCGCTTTTAAATTCTGTATTTTTCTTGGACAGCTCATCATATCGATTTGCAACTGAATCCATTTTCTCTTTTAAAGCGTTCTTGTCAAGAGATTCAGGGTCCTTGCCTGCTTCTCCCCAAATAGGTCTCCAGTCTTGATTCCAAATTTCATCATATTCCTTTATCATTTCATCAATAGTAGGCTTAACTTCATTTTCGTATGTAGCTTTATCAGCATTTACAACTGGTTTTGGTTCTTCTTTTTTCTTAGCTTCATCTTGTTGTTTCTTCTGTTCTTCATTAGCTTTCTTTTCTTGCTCTTTCTTCTCTTTTTCTTGTTGTTTACGTTGTTTTTCGGCCTCTTTTTGTTCTTCTTTTTCTTTTTTCGCTTTTTCTTCCGCCTTCTCTTCAGCTTTAGAGTCGTTAGAAGTACTTGCTGTTTCATTAGATGAGCATGCAGCTAATCCCATGATTAAAGCACAACTTGTAAGTGCGATTAATAGTTTTTTGTTCATAATATGTATCCCCCTAGGATCAAAAATGTAAGATTTCTCATCTTATGTTAGCAAACGTTTTATTTGTATATTGTCATATTTTGTCGAATGAAAATAAAAAAAGACACCCAAAGGTGCCTTCCTCGGCTTAATAACCGTATTTTATTTTCCTCGTAGACTCTGTTCATATGCTTTAACTTCATCAGTTGATCCAAATGTTTTCAGGTCAAATATTTTGTTACCATCAACACATACTACTAATAATCCATCTTTAGCTTGAATAACACTTCCAACATTGCCCTTTTTTAGAGAAATACTAAAAGGATTATCTGCATTCATCGTTTTTTTCTTCTCTACATATTGATTAAATTCCATGCCAACTGGGAATGCCTCTTTTAATTGTTGAAGAGTATACTCAGTTGTAGTTGGCGAATCACTTTTAGGCTTTGCTTGTTCTGGTTGTTCTTGCGGTTTAGGTGTTTCTTGACTTGGTTGTGTCGTTTTTTGAAGTGATCTAGTTTGCTCTTCTTCATAGAAAGTTACTTTTGATTTCAATTCTTTGATTTGTGTTTTTAATTCTTGCTGTTCTTTAAAGTGTTTATCAGTAACTTTATCCATATCTTTTTGTGAATACTTAGGTTTCATATCTTCTGATTTGGAATCTTTAAAAATAGCTACGGAAGCAATGATAGCTACTAGTACCGCGATAATTCCAATGATTAGTTTTTTGTTCATTTATGTTCCTCCTAAAATACAATAATATTATTATATAACAATTAAATAGTTATAGGTAAAAAAAAGACACCCCAAGGTGCCTTCCTGCGACTTGAACCATCTTAATTTTGAAAAATGGCATTGAAGGAATTTCTTTATTTATAACTATATTAGGGATGTTAATAATGGTATTTTATAGTGATATGAAAAAATTAATTATTAATGAATTTAAAATAAAAAGAAGACCGAACNNGTTCGGTCTTCTTTTTATTTGTTTACTTGTTTTCTTGGAAAACTTAATTAAAGTTTCTTAATTATTACTTGTTCGCCATCCTTCATAATGTCCTGTCCATGAATTTTTACTTACTTCAGTTGCTCCTTTTAAATACCAAGTCACTCCATCCCACTCTTTTACAGTAGGTATTTCCCCTTTTGATTTGTAACCAGGAAAGTCTTGTTTTTCTTTTTTCTTAACAAAACTTTTTTTATTATCAATCGTTTTTAATTTTACACCTGTATCAGTAGGTGTTTCCGCAAATACTCCTCCAGCACCAGATAACATAATTCCAGTTGCTAATGTTCCAATTATTACTTTCTTGAACATGAAAAATCCCCCTTTTTTGGAATGAATATTACATAAATAACAATACCATATTATTTGTATTTTCTAACATTTTAATTTATTTATAAATATTTAATTGAATATTCAAACTATATGATTTAATATGAAAAGATTTAAAAATAATTAGTACTATTAGTAGTGAATCTCAAGTAAATGACTGGAAGAAAATTAAATCATTTATGGGGTAAGAAGTATAGAATCCAAGCTTTTTCAATTTAAATTTATATTCAAAAGTTTATTTTCAAAAAGGTTAGCTCCTCGATCCCCTTTTTGAAAATAAAGAAAAGGCACCCATATAAGAGTGCCTTTTCCGATAGTTTTTTAGCAGAAGCAAGCAGCTCCAACGATGATTAATAAAATAAATAATACAACTAATAAAGCAAATCCTCCTGCAAAGCCACAGCCGCCACCGCAGCTACCACCAAAGCCCATAATAATTCCTCCTTTAAATAGTAGGAGAAAAATAAGGAGTCACTCATGTATTTTAATGGATTCAAATTACTTTATGTTTTTATGGATTAAATGAGCAGGTCCTTTTGAAAATAAAGAAAAGACACCCTAAGGTGCCTTCCTGCGACTTGAACCACTTTAATTTTAATAATATGCATTTGGACTTTCATCCAAATAATATTTTACCATATTAAGTTATATTGGTGATTGAGAAATATGAATTGAATCTATTATTTTACTTTTAAGCTCTTTTCGTATTCTTTAGCTTCATCAACATTTTTAAATGTTTTTAAATCGAATATCTTTTCTCCATCAATACATACAACTAATACTCCATCTTGAGCTTGAAGAACACTACCTACATTACCTTTTCCGAGTGAAATACTGAAGGGATTCTCTACATTTAATGATTTCTTTTTAGCAAGATAATCTTTAAATGGCATACCAATGGATAGTTCGTCTTTTAAGCCTTTAATAGTGTTACCAGAAGTAGTTGTTGGTTGTTCCTTTTTTGTAGCCTCTTCTTGCTGTTTGCGTTGCTTTTCAGCCGTCTCTTGTTCTGCTTTCTCCTTTTTCACAGTCCCTTTTTCTTCAGCTTTCTTCGCTTTCTCAGCTTCCTTTTGTGCTTCTTGCTCAGCTTTAGATTCTTTGGAAGTACTTGCTGTCTCGTTAGATGAACATGCTGCTAATCCCATAAATAAAGCGAAACAAGTAAGTGTTGTTAATAGTTTTTTGTTCATAGTATGTATCCCCCAGCGTTTAAAATGTAAGATTTACCTGAACTATCATAACAAATATAATCACAACTATTTTGTCATATTATGTCGAAATGAAATAAAAAAGACACCAAAAGGTGCCTTCCTCCGACTTGAACCACTTTAATTTTAATAATATGTATTGGACTCCCATCCGAATATTATTTTACCATGTTAAGTTGTTTTGTTCATTGAGAAAAAGGTAAGATACACGAGTCATTTTTTCTTATTCGAAGATATGAACATAAAACATATCTTGTTCTTCTTTAAATTCAATATTTGCTGCAGTTGTTCCATTTTCGATTTCACTAGCTTCATGTCGGATATAATCAACATGAAGTTTCTCTAAGACATATTCCGCAAACTCATCTTTATGATTTTTACCATCTGGTACATTTAATTTTCTTGAAACAGCAGCAGTAACCAAATCTGAAATTTGAATTGCGATAAATACATCTGATAACATTCCGCTTAATGTTTCTAACTTTAGGTTTTCGCCATAGTTTACTTTAAAACGTCCTTCTAAGAGTTGTTTAGTTTCCGCTAAGTGCAGTTTATCCGAACCTTCATCTTGATCTTTGTAATAACAAATACTTCGTGGAAGTGTTAAACGACCAGTTTGGACTTCGTGCTCAATCCCAAGATGAGCAAGTTGATAATATAAAGAGTAAATAGACTCTTCTAATCTTTTGTACTTAACTTGACTCTTTTTAACTGCCACAGCCTTAAAACTAACCATGTCCGAAAATTCCATTACTTTATCGAAGAATGCTTTATAAGTTGCTAATTGATTCTTTTTCATTTCTGTAAAATGGAACTCTTTAGGGAAATGAGTCTTGTTTTCCTTTGCTATTTCCTTTTGTTTGTTTAACCATTCACGCATATCGTGTTGTACTTCTTGGTGACGCTGCATATCATTAAACCAAACGCTACCAACAATTAAATAATCTTCACTTCCTGCTTTTCCACTCTCATCCGCATATATAAAGATGAGTGGTTTGTGTGGTGGTTTATTTGCTATTGCTTTTTTTCGATGTTTGTTCGCTAAGTCTTCTCGATATCCTTCTACAGTAGGATCTGCGCGAAATAAACCAAATTCATTCTGAATTTTTGCTCTTGCACGTGTAAGTGCAGTTAATCTTGTGTATTTTTTTAATTGTTCTGGTGAAACCACAGATCCTTTTTGATATCCTTCTTCATATGTTTCCCAAAAACGTAATTGAAGTTCTAGGTCGCTATTACGGGCTTCAATATGTTTATTAAGAATATCCGCTACTTTAATGTATAAAGTATCATAGCGCTTTTCTATCATATTTCGAAGTAGTCGTTCTTTTCCTTCTTGACGCTTACGTTCTTTTTTTTCTTCTGGATCAACTACATCTGGTTCTTCTGCTAAATCTTGTGCCGCTGGTATCGCAGGTAAAGTTTCATCTTCTGCTGCCAATATATTTCCTCCTCTACAACTGTATATCTCTATTATACTATATAATTGTCAGCGATTTTCCATATTGTCATTCGAATTTATGAATACTTACATTTTTAAATACATAGCTGAAAAAGAATTCACGACACAATACAAATAAATTCCTATAGTAAAGAATACTAGTAAAAGTCTTAATAATTGGTCCTTACAATATATACTTACTAGTATTCCAAATGGAACTTGTAAAATTAGTGGTGCGCACAACAATAAAACGCCTTTATATAAGCTGTCAGGTGTAATTTAATTAATAAGTTCTATATAGAGTAAAATATGATGTTCCTTTCTATGATGATTTAGGTATTTATGATAAAGAGAACTTTTCCTATTTGATACGTGATCCTTCTAACCAATCCATTGCATTTGCTGGATACTTTTCCTCTTTGAAAAATTTTACGTCTTCCTCTGTTAATTCATACAAAGTCTTTTCTACTAATCTATTACTAAATTGTTTTTTTGCAAATTGATGATAAAATTTCATAGTGTCGTATGTTTCTACGGAATGTACAATTTCTACATTGTCTCCATATTCTTCTTTTAAACGATAAATTTTACTTCTTAAATCGATTGAGGTTGTATATGTAAATTTATAATATCCAGATGGGTACAAACGAATTAGAATAACAGATCCGCTTTTAGGTTGTCCCGCTTTCTCTTTTTTGATTTGACGTTCTTTATATATATTTTCTTGATGTTCTTTCTCTGCTTGTAGCTTTTCTTCTCGACGTTCATTGTAATTATCTATCCACTCTTGATCTACTTGATTCACAAAATGCAAAATCTCATTTGCAAGTTTTCTCATATCTTCTTTTTCCCACATCCAATCACCATAGTGACCATTCGTGCCTTTGGCCACTCCTATGCCGCCATTAGAAAAGGGTAAAAGAGTAACTTGTCCCTTATGTTGATAGTAAGGATCGTATCTAAAATGTTTATGATTCTCAATCGATTCAGTTATTTTTTCATTAATAGACATGTTATCCCACTCTATGCCGGATAAAAATTGGCGCAATGCTACTACATCTACTTTTTCATTTTTAGCAAGTTTAATAATTTTTTTACTTACAAGTGTAGATAAAATATTTGTGATATCATCTACAGTTTTACCTGTCATCTCTGCAACTTCATTTAAATTGTGATTATCATGAAAAATGTGAGAATGATTTAAATACGCATTCAATACAATATATTCGTCAATAGTAATGCCGGCTTTAATATAATATTTAGTTAATAAAGATGCTGTCTGTTGTGGCATAGTAAATTCCTCCTTTGTCTTAATCGTGTTTATATTTCTTATACTTCTAAGATCTGTTGCTTTATAAATTCGATAATTTCAGCCAATACTCCATCTTCTAACACATACAAATCAAACTCATCTCTAAAGTGACCATACGTCTCTAATATATGTCTGTGGACTCCATGAGCACTATGCACATATATAAACGAATCCACCAATTTAATAGGGACCTCTGATTCTTTGTCTATTTTATCAAGTCTGCGATCTAATTGTTCTTGAATTCTCATCAGATTTTCTTCACGATAACCACCATATTTAAACTTATAGCAAGGTTCATCTAACTTTTTAATAATAAACATGTAAGTAGGTTTATATTCTCGTTCTTTTTTAACTTGTTCTGCTATATCTTCTTTCATTGATTCATAATATTCATGTCGTTCTTTTATAAGCTGCTTGTTATACTCAATAATTTCAGTATCTGACACATTTTCATAAAAATCTAAGATTGAACACATTACGCTATATGCTTTTTCTCTATCCATTATTGTTCCATGGTTATCTGCAATGACTTTTTTTTCGTCTTCTGTATTCCACACAGTCCAACTAGTATATGAACTTAACATGATACTACCTCCATTTTGTAGACGTACCATTTAATTAGTCACGTTTATATTTTTTAACATTTCCTCTAAACGTTTATAATCTTCTTTCTTGTAATCGTATTGAATAGGGAAACAATTATACAAAGATAAATAAAGGAATCAAAAACGATTTTGACCTTATTACCAGATTGGAATCCAGGTATCTTTTGATACCATTTGAGTTCGTTTTTATGTATCTCAATATCTGTATAGCTTTTAATCAAGCTTTCTATATCTTTTCCAGCCCCATTCGGAATAAATGTAAGATTTCTCAACCAAGCATAACAAATCCAGTTACAACTATTTTGGCATATTTTGTCGAACGAAAATAAAAAAAGAGAGCCGTAGCTCTCATGGTTAATACGGTAAAACACGTATAAGAGTACTTCATACAGAAAGATGCACTATTGCATATCCTTATCCGTAAGTGCGAGAAAGCGTTGATATAAAGGTGTTTTCAAACTTTCTCAACATTTTTCTGATAACCACACGACTGAATTTTGGCAAAAATATGATATTATGAAAATAATAAAATAAACGGACGTAAAAAAGACCCACGGTGCAAGTAGTGCTGGTAACACTCTTACACTGCCCCTACTACCCTAGGGAACATTGTCGCGGATCTTATACACATAATTATAACACACCATAGATTGAGGGTGGCACGTTTTCCTTTATGGGGTTTACGTGTCTTTTGTTCCGGCAAGGAGGAGCAAAATGAAATATTGGTTATTTAAAGTTGTTGATCAAATTGATTTTCAAAAAAAGAGCCAAGAGAGTATTTCAAAAGAACTTGGAATAAGTGGCCCTGCGTTTTCAAAGAATTTATCAGGGAAAAGTGAATTTAATTTTTTAAATGTAGTAAAGTTAGTTGAATTATTATATGAAGATCCGCTTGAAAAGAATTATATGATCCATGAATTTTGTAAAAAAACTAAAAGTAAAAAGAATTTAAGAATAGCTATGGAGTATGGAAATGCTTTAGGGGATTTGGAACTCCTTAGAATCGCGATTCAAAGAGGCTTTGAATCTAATAACTCTAAAACTTACGAATGGGCATATATATATGAACTCGTTTGGTTAAGAGCTAAGAAATTTTTTACAGCTGAAAAACTTTTAACGGAGACTGAGAATAGGAAAAAGAGTAAAGTTCTTAAAAATGAAGAAACTAAAATAATGTTTGATATTTTAACATTATATTCTATGTATGATTGTAGGGATTTTAAACTTTTAGATGGGTATATACAAACATTACAGGAAAAAATATCTGAACTTCCTAGCCAATTTATAAAAGATATATACAGTAGCCGTGTAAAGGAATGGTATGCGTATGCATTGCTAATGGACGAGCAAATAGAAAAATCAAGAGAACTATGCCATAGTATATTGAATGTTAATGATGAATTAGGTTATTTAAGGTTATTAAAAATTTCTGCATTAGGATATTTAGGTGAATCATACGTTGAAAATTATGAACAATCTTTATGGTACTTAAATAAAGGGATTGAGATGCTAGACCAACTATCTTATGAGAAAGCAGAAAACCGAAAAAAAGAGTTTTTAAATATGAGGTCTTACATTAGAATAATCCATCAAAGGGATATGTATGATTTACAAATTTTTGATGTGGGCGAGAAAGCGCTTCTATATATAGTAACAGGAGAAAAAGAAAAAGCTGGCACTATATTAAGAAAGTACGAAAAAGAGAATGGTAGTCTGTCTCCAATGAAATTATGTTATTTAGGAATGGCATTGAAAGATAGAAAATTACTAGAAAAATCAATTGAGTTATTCTACTCGCAAGGGTGTAAATTTTATAGTTATTTACCTCGAAAAATATTGGTAGATATTAATAAAAATAGTATAATATACAAGGGTGATGCTAAATGAAAAAAGTACTAGCTTTAGTAACAACTTTGGTTTTAGTTGGAGTATTATATGTTTCTCCTGTTAAAGGTCAAAAGGAGCAGCCTAAACAAGTAGCAAAGGATGCTAAAACTCAAATTATGCTTAGAATGGACCCAGGGACAGGAATGGGGTAATTTTCCGGTTAAGGATCCGATATAAATAGATTGAATGCGATTGTCTCTTAATGGGGCAATCGCATTCGCTGTTTATAGGGGAATTAACTAAATTTCAAAATTAAATATTAGTTATATATTGTGAAAAATTCACAAATTACTATGAAGATATCGGAGGATGTTGGTGATGGAACAAAATACAATCGAAAAAGAGTTAATTGAAGTTGAAAGCAATCTACAAGGAATCTTTAATGCGGCTCATAATGGGGATGCTGAGTCTTATGAAATTCTTTTGAAAATAAAAGAGGCGATCGGTAGCATTTAGCGCTATCAATCGCCTGATATTTTAACTAGTTGTTTTATCATTTCAATAAGTTCTTTTTGTTTATCTGGATTCTTAGATCGGATATCTATCATTACTTGTTCTAAGTCATCCTTAGCTGTTAATTCAGGATTCTTCTCATCGGATTCACCTAATACATAAGAAACAGATACATTTGCGAGTTTAGCTATATCTAAAGAAGTTTTTCTCGATGGACATTTATCTATTTCTTCGTTTTCCCACATAGATACAGCAGATTTACTTTTTAGTCCTAGTGCGTTAATGAATTCAGTTTGGCTCATTTTGAGTATTTCTGTTCTGATTTCTTTAACCCTTTTGCTAATCAATTGATGATTCATCAGTTTTCTCTCCTTTATAGAAGTCCCGTATACTATTATCTTTTACTTTTTTTCATTAACTATAGTCAATATATATAAAATTTAACAGGAAAGTTCACTCAAAGACAACCTTTTTAAGTTTATAGAAAAAAATATATTTTTAGGTTCACAAAAAGTGAACGTTGTGTTATTATCAAATTAACGAAACGAACAAAGGTGATAAACATGAAACTAAATATCGAAAAGGCCAAATCGTTACGCAAGAAACGTGGTTATAGTCAGGCTTATGTAGGTGATTATCTTGGTTACTCAACAAAATCCGCTTATTCACAACTTGAATCTGGCAAGAGACAACCAAGTATATACAGATTGGGTTTGCTGTCTAAATTGTATGATGTTACAGTTGATGAATTAGTAGAAAGTTAACGAAAAGTTAACTAATATTTTTAACTAAATGTTCACTTTTTGTGAACTAAGAGGGGGGAAAAAATGAAGCAGTTACAGGTTTTCAATCATCAAGAATTTGGAGCGTTAGAGGTTATACACCTTAACGGTAAGGAAATGTTCAATCTTGAAAATGTAGCGTGGTCACTTGGATATACGAAAGTGGCAAAAGGGAAAGCTTATCTTCGAAAAGATCGTATCGAGAAAGTCATCCAAAAAGCGGATATATCAGTAGTTGTCCATGATGGACAACCATACATTACCGAAGATGGATTATATGAGCTGATTTTCGAATCAGAAACTCAGAAAGCAAAACAATTTCGAAAATGGGTTACAGGCGAAGTACTTCCTTCTATTAGAAAACACGGAGCATACATAACGCCGAAAACAATCAACGCCCTACTTCAAGATCCAGACTTAATTATCGGTCTTGCATCACAACTGAAGCAGGAACAACAAGCAAGACAGGTCGCTGAACAAACCATTAAGAAACAACAACCTCTTGTTACCTTCGCTGAGATGTGTATGCAATCAGAAAATAGTTTGTTGGTTAGAGAAGTTGCAAAACTCGCTTCTAAAAATGGAATCATCATTGGTGAAAAGAAATTATGGCAGCAGTTACGCGAGTGGAAACTAGTTTTTCAAAAGAAAAATGAACCATTACAAAAATATGTTGATTGCGGTTATTTTGAAACATCACAAGGTGTTCGTGAAACATCAAAAGGAGCTTTAACCTGGATTACAATGCGAGTCACTCCAAAAGGACAAGCATACATAATTAATCGTTTGGAGGAAATGAACTGTGGAATCAAAAGAGCAAAATGAGATATGGGTAGATTTAATAGGTTATGAAGGGATATATGTGATTAGCAATATAGGTAGAGTTAAAACAGTTATAAAAAGAGGGAATAGCGTAAAAGGCAGAATCTTAACACCTGTTGTTACCAAAAAAGGTTATTTAAGAATAGGATTGACTGACGAAAAAGGAATACAAAGGAGATTTTATATACACAGATTAGTTATTGAATCTTTTAATAAGTGCCAAAAAGAGAAGATGCAAGTTAATCATATTGATGGAGATAAGACTAATAACAGATTAAGCAATTTGGAATTCGTGACAGATAAGGAGAATAAAAAACATGCAATTACAAATGATTTAAACGCAAAGGGTGAACAGATTCATACAGCTGTTTTTACTGAAGAACAAATTGAATGGATAAGAAAACACTACAAACCAGGCCACTCTAAGTATGGAGCTAGAGCAATGGCTAGAACATTCGGAACACCACATTCAACTATAGGGAAGGTTGTAAGAAATGAGACTTGGAAGCATGTGTAACGAACTCCTAACGAAACGCGGAATTATTTCAGAAATGGATAGGGAGGCGGTTTAAATGATGGAAGAAAGCACATTCTCGCATTTAATGATTCTGGTTATATTCATTGGGATTGCGGGATTCATTCGCCTGATGGATTGGATAGATAGACGGTATATAAGGGATGAAAATTGATGGATAAACAGCAATGTGATGAATACGAACAAAAGAAAATCTCTTGGATCATAAAGAATTTAAGAGCTAGAGGGATACATAACAGCGCAGATAAGGTTGAGGAAACATACAAGAGGTATATCACTCTAGCTAAATGATAAAAGCCCTGCAAGGGGATGCAGGGCAAGACTAAGGGTATTGAAGAATTGTCGATTCTAAAAGTAAAGGACTTCTTGGAATGTTATAAGTTTAACATATAGTTCATTAAATTTTTATATAAAGATTTTACGAATTTATGAACAAGATAAAATTTGATAAAAGGAGTGATTCATGTGGAAGAAAATAAGAATCAAGCCCCTGCGGTAACAGAGGCTGAAATTAAAGTGGTTATTATTCTTGATTCAAAAGAAGTAGCATTACAAATCGTTAGACCAACTCTTTCTCAGAGTTAATTTCATCAACAACTTTTTGAAGTAGCTCAATAGTAAATTGATTTTGGTGAGAAAGTTTTATTCCAATTAACGGTGCTACAATTTTTTGGATAATATCGCCTGGAGTCATTGCTTGACCGTTAATTCGTTCAATAAACTCTTCCACATCAATTAGATTAGCTTCTCTATTTTTACTTTCAATTTCTTTAGCTAAAGCCATAACATCAATGTTATTTTTCATATGAAACACCTCCTTTTTGTCTAATTAATTCGACAAAAAGGAGGAAAATCCTACAAGAATAAGACAAGTCTTTCGTCGTCCGAATATTCAGTTATATAATATTGGTTCCGCACCTTATTGAGAGGTTCCTGGATATTCTGATGTGTGAAATCATCAAAAAAGCCCGTACAGAAGCACAGGCCAGTTGTTACACATATCGGTAACTAAATTTTAACAGACTTTCAGAAAGTTAGCTATTGAAAGTATAAAACGCTCGATGACAACGAGCGCTGTAGAGAAAAAATTCCCTAAAATTAGCTACCCCTATTATACCATAAATTTTCTCTCAGTAAATAAGGAGTGAAAGCCCATGTTAGACAAAAATCAATCTAAAGTCGTCCTTCCGAAGTGGGTGTGGAAGGGCGCACGGAATGAAAAGGAAGCAAGAGTAAAGGCGATTGAGTACATTACTCCCGATCGCTATCCAGGATACAAAGTAATTAAGGTTCAAGGTGACATAGCGGTATGCGAAAGGGCGAATGCGTGATGTTTAAGATACCTGTAAGGCGTGGATCGATGAAAGAGATGTTAATAGCAGTTCGGGATTTAGAAAAACGAGGTTATGACTATGTAACGCCAATCAAACGAATATATAGGGCAGAAAGAACTTTTTATCATGAAGGTAAGTTCAGGGGGAGAGAAAAGGTTCGGTTTACTGGCATGGAAGACAATGTGAGCTATGAATGTTGGATGAAGAAGGTGAACTAAATGGCGAAATACAGACACGTACAAACTTCATTCTGGTCAGATGCAAGAGTTTCAGAAGAGATGACGCCAGAGGATAAATACTTTTACCTCTATCTAATGACTAATGAGCATACAAACCAAATTGGAGTTTATCAGATAACTAGAAAACAAATGGCTTTTGAATTGGGTTACTCAATTGAAAGTGCAAAAGCTTTATTGGATCGCTTTATTAATCATCATGATTTGGTGGTTTATAACGAAGAAACTAGAGAACTTTGCATACTTAACTGGGGAAAATACAACCTTAACAAAGGTGGTAAGCCGATTGAGGATTGCATAAAGAAAGAGCTTAAAAGTATTAAAGATTTGTCGTTAGTACGACTGGTGCTAGAACGAGCAGAAAACACCTCGTTAGTACAAAAGGTCAGTGTTTATGCGGGTCTTGACGATACGTCAACGATACGGGGACAAAAAGAAAAAGAAAAAGAAAAAGAAAAAGAAAAAAAGACTTCTCGTCACAAGTTTGAAACTTGCGACACCAATGCAGCGAAATATTTATTCGAACTTATTAAGGGTAATAATCCTAAACAAAAAGAACCTAACTTCGATAATTGGGCAAATGAATTTAGATTAATGCGAGAACGAGATAACAGAGAGCCACAAGAGATTAAAGATGTTATTGATTGGTGCCAAGCTGATCCATTCTGGCGAGGTAACATTTTATCTCCTAAAAAACTACGTGAGAAATTCGATCAACTAACTATTCAAATGAATTCTAAAAAAGGAGCGAAGAACAATGCAGAGAGCAGCGGCAGCAATACCAACCGATATAGCCAAAAAGGTGAATATGACTATGGATTCTGATATGTGTGATACGCACGGCATGAATATGATGAAGTTCGGTGGACAAGTTGTTTGCCCTCGATGCTTCCTTGAAAACGAAAGTAAGAAGCTTCAACAACAGGAACAAGCGAAATACGATGCGGATAAAGCAAATGAGAAGAAATTCATGTTTCATCAACAAAGCATGATTGCGGATAGTAACATTAAGAAAGCCAATTTTGATAACTACCAACCTACTAGCGAGGAAGGAGCGAAGAACCTTGAACTTGCAAAGGTTATCGCAACAGATTACCTCAATAGAAAGGTATTTAACACGATTATGGCCGGGAATTGCGGAGCAGGGAAAACGCATCTCGCTTATGCTATTGCGAATCAGCTTGCAGGAGCAGGGAAATCGGTTGTCTTCGTCACAGTTGGAGAATTACTACGGAAGATTAAAAGTACGTTTAACAAAGATTCATCCTTAACTGAGGATTCAATCATAAAGAGCTTAGTAAGAGCAGAAGTATTAATAGTTGATGATTTAGGAGCGGAATTAGGCGCATTAGATGCAAACACAAAAGCAACAAACTTCATTAATAGGGTGTTATTCGATGTTTTCGATGGAAGGCAAGGCAAATCTACTATCTTTACGACAAACCTTACAGGGGAACGTCTAGAAGGCGCATATGACGAACGGATTGTATCACGTATCTTCAATAACTTTAGAGCGATTGTTTTCAAAGATACAAAGGATTTCAGAAGAAAAGCACTACCATTCTAAGGGGGAATTAAGGTGGACAAGCAAAAACGGATTGAAACTGTAAATAAACTTATCAATTACTTAGCGGATTTTGAGAAGGATTTCTTTCAAACCAAAAATAAAATAGGTCATTTTCATCATGATGGTAGAAATCTATGGTTCGTTGATGGATATACAAATGTCGAAATGCGTATGACACGGAATCCATATAAGAATAAAAAGCAATGTCAGTACTTCTCGAGAGGTGGAACAATGTGGGGATTAGTTAGAGATTTCACGGATTTTATATTTGGTAATGATAATTCGAATGGCATAAATGGTTATGACGGATTGTACTGTACGCATTGGGGATGGCCAGAGGAAGAATTGGAAAACATGCGTGATTATGCAAGGGGAATCGGATACTTAAAATCTTAATAAAACATAGGGGGAATTAAGATGTGTGTATGTAACGGAACGGGAGTAATTCAGAACGATATGGGGAATGGCTGCTATCAATTTGCACCGTGTATTTGCGAAGCAGGGAATCGCAGTCCTGAAGAAGTGGATAGAAGACGTCATGCCGTTATGGCGGAACTAAGAGAGATTCATAAATTACAACTGGAGGGGAAATGGGATGCCACGACTTGGAACGGATTTGGAAAAGGAGAATTACACAATGGCGTTGCAGCAGGGAAGGTACATGAAGAAATCGCGTCTTAATTTATATATCGCTTTAGAAGAGTTGGACTTATTGTTTGATGAAAGTGAAGTAATTCGATTACGAGAAATGTGGGATGAGGATAAAGATATTCTTGAAATAGCAAAAGAGCTAGGAAGGCATCAATTAGAAATCGCCGCCTTAATCATGGATCAGGCAAATAAGGACAAAATTAAATCTCGTCCAATGGGGTTAGGGGTATGAAACAACTAACACTGGAGGATGTAGTAGGAAGTTTTGATTATAGCGCTACAAGTACAGCGGAAAGATTTTTGAAGAGTAATAGCGTTATGACGTACTCAGTAGAGTTTTACGACAAAGACGAGAAATGGAAGCTTCGTTGGTTTGAGGCGAAGTCCGAGGGCACGGCTATAGAAATGGCTAAAAAGAAATACGGAAAGATACAAATCATTACTACTTATATTTCGGATAGAACCTTAGAGGAAATCATGAATTTGGATTAGGAGGCATAGCGGTATGACGATAAATAGATGGAATACACAAGGGGCAGCGACTACACCTATAAGGAGAGCTACGAAGAAAAGAAGCTAGGGGGCAGCATGGACAGGAAACAAATCTACATCGATGTATTATTACAAAAGGGAATTTATAAAGAAGAAAAGACAGGGCGACAACTTTATGAGATGACTGAACAAGAGTTGTGGAATCTAATAAAAGGAGTGTATTCGGAATGATGGAGATGGAGAACGGTGTATATGAAATCACGAAGTTAATTAGCGAAGCAAAGGGAAACAAGTAATGAAAAAAGAAACTACGGTGCAGGTGCAAAGTGAACTCAAAGTAGTAGAGAGCGAAATTCGTAAGATGGAATATCACCTAGTGGGATTGGATAACGAGAAGAGGAAGACGAAGCTTTCCTTGGAAGTGTTGAAGAAACAGAAAGAGAAATTGAAAAGTTACTTATAAGGAGCGGGAAAGAATGAAATTAAGAGTGAAGATTAAGCGAGTAAAAGACGTGAAATTACCTAAATACGCTAAACCGGGCGATAGTGGTTTTGATCTAGTTGCAGCGGAGGACACAGTTATCTGGCCTGACGAAACAAAAGTTGTTCAAACTGGATTGGCTTTTGAAATTCCACCAGGATATGAATTGCAGGTGCGCCCGCGTAGCGGTATGACGCGTAATACAAAGTTAAGAGTTGCTCTTGGGACGGTGGATAGTGGCTACCGTGGAGAAGTTGGAGTGTTGGTTGATAACACTGAAATACCTATAAGTCTAAATATGAAAGCTCATGTTATTGAGCGAGGCACACGCATTGCTCAAGGCGTCATAGCGCCAGTGGAAACAGCTCATTTTGTTGAGGTGAACGAGCTTTCGCATAGTGAACGTGGTATTGGCGGATTCGGATCTACAGGGGCTAAATAAAAAAGGCTAGGATTTTTCCTAGCACTCAATACATGGGATGTTGATGAGTTTGCAAGATTTTATTTGCATCTTGATTATATGTCGTTTGTGAGAAGAAAAGTGTGAATGACAGCAATCTTAACAAGAATTTTACGTAATATTTATATATTTTAATTTTTGGTAAATAATCAAATTTGAATTTTGTAGAAATATACACAGAGTGTTAAGTACAGTTCTATAAATAGAAGCCCTACTCTCAAAAGGGAATGATGAGAGTAGAGCCTGTGGATGGTGTTACTGAATGCTCGGGTTGATGAACACCAGCAACAAAATAATATCACGAGTATTCAGAAAAAAACACCAGATAATTGTTTCCGATTTTTCAAATAATAGTTAATTATTTTTAAATGAACAAAAGCGTTATTTGAATAGAAAATGGCAGGTAATTGACTAAGTTACCTGCCATGATCCTAAACAGTCCGGAGGAGTGAGCCCCGTTTCAAAAGAGTACCGCCGTGGGAAGTCGGCTTAGAAGATAGTATGTGTAATGTAAAATAGATTATTCGTAAAGGGGAATGGGAAATGGATAAGCAAAAAAGAATTGAAATCGTGAATTCACTCATTAAGTATCTTGCAGATCATGAGAGAGAGTTCTTTCGTTACAAAGATAGAACGGCACGTTTTGAGCATGATGGTAGAAATCTATGGTTCATTGATCACGGTACGAATGTTCCGATGCGTATGACAAGAAGTTCTTACATGAATAAGAAGCAAGAACATAATTTCTCTGGTGGATTGCACTGTACTCATTGGGGTTGGTCAGAAGAAGGTATGGAAAAAATGCGTGAATATGCAAGGGAAATCGGATACTTAAAAGCTTCATAAAATAGTTAATTTAATAAAAAAGCAGTTAGCTTTCGCTAGGCTGCTTTGCTCCCTAATGGAGTTCTCGTTATGTGATTTAGATGAAGATACTCCCTACTAGGAAAAAAGCTCCTAGCAAAATTAGAGAATCAACTAAAATCAAGAACTGGTTTTTCTGTGGTTTTTTCAATTCCTTTATTAAGCTAAAAACTGCACTCAATCCGAAACAAATGTATAACAAAATCATTATTGTTCCTGACATAATTAACACTCCTTATATATTGATAATTTAATTATATAACGAAAAACATATACATGTAGGTTTTTAATAAAATCCTTATTTAAAAACAAAAAGCCCTAGAGTTAGGGCTCTAGGGCTTCTCGTTTTGGTATTCTCATATGGTTCTTTAAAAAGAAAAGAACATACTGAAAATAACATATGAATGTTTCATAAATGTATCAAAAAAGTGAACAAAATTGCTATTGCAGAAGAAGCAGAAATGAAGTTTCTAATACGTAAGTACGTGAAAGGTATTATTTCCAGTGGATAAAATGAGCATGGGGCACCTAATCATTATTTTATGGGAAGAAAAGAATATGTTATGAACTTGGTTGAATGAAAAAATGAATATTTTACTTTAAGCGAAGTTAATGAAATATATTTTTGGGGTTATATCAATGATTGTTATCTCGATGGACACTTTAAATTTATAGAAGTCCTAGAAGAAAAACACAACTATGAGGAATAGCAAGCTATAGAAGTGAACAAAATAGTTATTTGAGAGAAAAGGAATTATTTCAAATGTTGTAGTTGCGATTCAGCCATTCCTGCACCAATAATAGCACCAATAATTAATGCGCAAGCAATTAAAATACCTAAAATTATCAAAATAGCAAAAGTGATTTTTTTCGCTGTATCTCCTTTCGGAGCAAGAATAGCTAAAACAATTGAGATAGATAGTATAAAAATACCAGTTAAAGAACCAAAGTGTATATATCTAGAAAATGAACCGAAAAATAAGAATGCAGTTAAAAACATTGAAATGAAACCAAAGTATTTTCTCATTGTTTTAGCCTTTCTTGAAAAATTAGTTATACAGATTATACCATTATCAAAGTGGATTGAAGTTGAATTTAAACAAAATCGTTATTTGAATAGAAAAGGAGATAGGGTTTACAACCCCATCTCTTCCAACAGGGATAAGTGCAGTTTTGCTTCTTCACAATTTGGATTAATGCAGTAATGAATAAACGAATGTTCATCGTGTTGTATAAGAGGTTGATCACAAGATACACATGTGTACGGTGAGAGCATTTTATATACCTCCTTACAGATTATGGGTTAATTTTAATACGGTTTTAGTTGGTTGAGGAGTAAGGAAGAAGCGTTAATTTAAATAAAAAAAGAGCCCTGCGAGTAGGGATGCAGGGCTCCATAAGGTCGAGTTATGTCGTACTCACAAGGGATTTTAACATGAATGTTGTGGTAAACATACTGGTAAATGTATCCAATTTAATTAGAGCTGATATTTTAAACAAAAACGCTATTTGAGTAGAAAGCGATTAAAAGAACCCGATTAGGGGGACGGGTCCTTTTAATGAAACACTAAACCTTTATGGGATTACCAATAGATTACCATAAAAGGAAATTAATTTCCATGGATTCGGTATTGAGAAATCTTTTTATAAATACTCCATTTAGCACAACAAAGCAGCTAGCAAAAGCTAACTGCTCGGTTCTCCAAGGGGGAACAAGGAGAAAATCTAATGTCATATACATTATTGACGAAATATTGAGTTTTATTCATCTATAAAAGTCGAGATAAAATATCTTTAATTAATCCTGAGGCCCCAATAAGGAGTATCGATAAAAAAACTATTGAGAATATACTTTTTTTAGGCTTTTTAAACTCTAGGTATAAGTTAATGATTGCACCAATTGCAATAACAATAAAGATAACGAGTCTTAATATATCTGGCATGAATAACACTCCTATTAATTACTTAATTGTATTATACAGGAAAAATATTTGAGGTTAATCAATAGTGATACGATTTAAGGAAGATTTAAACAAAATTAATCCTTTTAATAGAAAGCGAGGAATAACAATGGGACAAGGTAACCGTGGAATGGCATTTGAAATGCTTATCAATCTAGCGAACGAAATGTATCAAAGAGGGGAGGTGGCGCTTATAAACAAGCGCCCGACTCCTGTGAAGGTGTTAAAAAGTAAAGGTGGCCGTGTACTAAATGGATTCTATGAAGCTAAAAGTACAGTAGACTATGATGGTGTGTATAAGGGACGAGCTATTGCGTTTGAAGCTAAATCTACAGAGAAGGACACACGTTTTGATTTAAAGAACATTGCGCAGCATCAATTGGATTATCTGGAGAAAGCAGAGAAGATGGGAGCAATATGCTTCTTCCTTATAGAGTTTAGTAAGGATAAGTCAGTATTCGCAGTACCACTATCAATCATTCAATCTTATGTAAGGATGTCTCATCAACCAAAGGGCAAAAAGTTTATACCAAGAGCAGACTTTGATATTTATGGATACTTAGTAGAGCAAACAGAAAGAGCGCCAGTGGATTACTTGCAATACATTGATGAAGCAGTAGCTCCAGTTATGTTTGATGGCATGATTCAGATTGATCAGGACCATAAGAGAGTAGTAAATAACATAGAAGCAGCGAAAGAGAAGATGGCAAATAAGACACGCAAATTATTAAAGGCTTAATGGATAACAGAAACATGCAGAGTGGATGGTGTGGGCTACTCACTATGCATGTTTCCCTTATTCAAGAATAAGATAGTAAAATTTCACGTACCTGATGTGAATATAAAAACTAAAATTCAGAAATAGGGGGATTCCTTCATGGAGAGACAATTAACTTTAATACCGGCTATTGATAGAGAGACAGAAAAGAAGGTTCAGAAAGAAGTAGTGAAAATCTTAAAGGAATACCGCGCCTTAAAAGCACGTTTTGAAAATGAATTGGAGCAACAGCAGGAGGGAATTAGTCTGTTTCCTGAGATAAGGGATACAAGGCATGTTAGCAATATCAAATTCAAGCAAATTGATAAGGCTTTACAGTACGTTTTAGATTATGATGAGGCAGAGATTATCAAGATGAAGTATTTGAATGGTGAGAAGTTAAAGGATAGTTTTATCTACACTGAGTTATCAATGAAGAAAGATCATTTCTACAATAAGAAGAAAAATGCTATTCGATTAATTGCAACTTCATTGGGTATGATTTGAGGCTATAGAAAAATAGTGTATTTTGCAATATTTGTATGTTAATATATTATAGTAATTTGTTTTAATATATTAATAGGGAGATTAAAGTATGTTTAAGAAAATGAATCTATTATCAGTTTTATTTGTAAGTATATTGATTTTACTTACAGGGTGTGGAGGCTCTTCGGTAGCTTTTAAAAAGGGAGACAAATACAAGGAAAATGATGGATATACATTTATAGAAGTAACAGAAGATAATGAATGGAAAATGCACGGAAAGAGAGATCGTACTAATGAATATGCTTTATATAAAGTTGAGGAAACTGAATATAAAGGCGGGAAGTATGCTGTTGTATCATTATCTTTGAAAGAGCAATTTGGCAAAAGTGATCCTTTACATCTTATAAGTGGGGCTGAAAAATATTTAGTGGCACCTACTGATAACGGAATGTCTATTGGAAGGGTAGATCATAATATGAATAATCATTGGGGAAAATTCCAAAAGAACTTCAAAGAAGCTGAAGATAAGGAAGCTTTTTTAAAGGAAGTCGCTGAAAAGCTTAATCGTAAATACGAGAAGACAGACTAAATAATACAAAAAGAGCAGAGTCATTAAATTGATTCTGCTCTTTTTATATTTAAAAACATCGACAAAAAGCCGATAAAAAAGGGGGAATTTTGATAATGAAATCAACGATATTCTTAATGTACAAGCCCTTTGACAATCGCATATCGAAGAGGATTAGTACACCTATAATTGAAACGTTCTTATGCGAGAATGTCACGGTAACGTATACCGCATAGTAGGGCGGGCAAGGCGGTAAGAACCCGTGTTAAGACGAGGAGACCAATGGAGTATAATAATGACATATTCCAGTGTGGCGGGTGTGAGATAACTCGCATTCGTCATGCTGTTTCTATTATGTTTAGTGATCAGCTCAGAGACCGCCATGTCCTCTGGGTTGATATTGAATATAATAATTCTTTATTCTTTGTTAATGTCGTCTCTTGAAAATGAAATGGGGGTGGTTGCTCATGATTGAGTGACACTTGCATTAAATTTTTAGAGCAACATTGATTTAAAAATTACATCAGTAATTACTTACGATCTTTATTGATGTAGAAAGCAAAGAGCTCTCCACTCTTTGTTTGAGCCAATACAGCGGAAACATTCCCCTTCCGTCCCCTTAGTGTATTGGTTCAAACAAGGCGTCGGAAGTAACACATACGTCTTGGATATAAACACATTGTGTAAAGACTATAGGTCAGTGAAGGCTATGCGACGGCTGAAGTATTGACCGACTCCACGGAGTATAAACGAGAAGATTCTTCGCCTTCTCCCAGTCACCGAACGTAAAGCGCGTAGCTAATAAGGGCTAAAAAATTATATGATGCGGTGGCTTGGAGAAGGTTGAGAGTACTCGACCTTGAATGAAGAGATACTTATTGCCATTTGTTTTCTCTCTTTTCTCCCATCCCCTTAAAAGCTGTTACTTCGGTGATGGCTTTTTGTTTTGTAGGATATTCTTCTTTTCTGTCGAATAAATAAATGGAAGGGAGATAAAGAAATGGGAATCACATATACTGAATTTAAAGAAAGAATAAGAGCCCGGGATTTAAATGGTTTTGATGTTTACAAGAGAATTGTTGAAGATTTGAGTGAACTGTATGATGAAAATGCAGACTTCGTCTTCTACCCTAAAAACTTAGTTAACGAAAAGGAAACGGAGTTATTCTTCTTTTTTAAAGGTGGTTACTTAACTATTAAAAAGGAAGATAATAATTTGCAATACGAGCAAATTAATTGCAAGTTAGTATCTAAATTGATAACTATTAGTAAATATAAGCATGATGAGCACTTATTGAAGTTGGAATATGATAACGGACGAGAGTTATCCTTTAGTAGCAAGGCAGATGCTAATGCAGAATGGGTGGAAGAATATACAAAATCCATTATCAACTTATATAAAAATATCTAAAGCACCATAACGGGTGCTTTTTTTCTTAGTTATGTAGAAATTACACATTAACGATTAGGCATATTTAAGAATCTTGAACATAAGATAGAAGTGACACCGAGAAAGATTCATTGTGTTCGCTACTCGCGTTAACACGTTTCGAAAAAGCATCTTAATTAGGTGCTTTTTTGTTTACATCTTTCGAGATGGACGAGCATATATTGGAATGTGTGGATGGAAACCACTTTATATATCAGAGCACCTACCAATTAGGGGTGCTCTTTTATTTTGAACAAAATGGACATTTGGGTTAAATGAGTATATAAATAGGAAGAATTTAATTATTGGATGCACATTTTATTCTAAGAGGTACAAATTCGATGCGACGTGAAAAGGATTTGTTGAAACAATGGAAGACGGATTTGCAAGCTGTTCAAGAAGAGAAGAGGCTGAAGAAGAAGGCTAAGAAAAAGAATAAGAAATATAGCATTCCTGGTAATACAGCTGACTTCATGAATGGAAAGAATACTTATCGTAAAGAGAATGGGGTATGGAAGCAAAGAAATAAATAATGTGAGGATAAATGATTTTGATTAAGTGTATAGGAATTATCGTAGGCGCTACCTTGATTTTGGTAGCGTCTTGTTTGTTGTTAAGGAAAGATAAGGGGATAAATAAAAAAGAGGACTAAAGCCCTCTTTTTAATAAATACCTAAGGTTTACGCACAAATTGGAATCCCTAATGCTATTAAAGTCAATGCTACTTGAAGAGAAAGCTCTAATCTAGCAATTTCGATTCCAGCAACTGAGACCACTAAAAAAGGTTGTCCATTAACGAACAAAACACAACTGTCCATGCTTACGCCTCCTTCCTAGCAATCTAATACAGTATATGAATAAAACTGTAAAATGCAATAGTTGAATTTATTGATTTAATAGAATTGATAGATTTGTCTTGTTTTACAAAACAAACGAACATAACGAACGGAAATAGAGGAGGCGGAAATATGTTAGATAGTAAGACTAAAGAAGTAGTAGAAAGAGTGTATGAGCACGCTAAACAATTTATCATTGAACATCAAAAAGTATCTGTTTCTTTCATTCAACGTAGATTTCGAATTGGTTACACCGCAGGGGCTACGATAGTAGAACGTTTAGAAGAAGAAGGTATTGTCGGTCCTGAAAAATCTAATTTACATTCAAGAGACGTATTAGTAAAAGAATATAGTCCGGGACAAAAATAGAGATGATATACAAATTATATTTGTATATAGATATGTAGACGTATTTTTTGTATAAATTATAAATAGATATAATCATATATTGTTCTGTAAGAAGACTATATTCTTCTCTATTTGCCTATGTATACATTTTTACTAATTTATTATGAAATATACGTTGATTTAAAGTGTATTAATTAAAGTAGCAAATCCGTTGCTTTTTTTATTTTACAAAAAAAGAACCCGCTGGAGTTCGGGTCCTTTTCAAAAGTGATGATGTTTTCTCGGATTAGGAAAGAGAAAAACACAAAAATATAATACATCGAGTTTGAGAGATTTTCAAGACTAAATTGGGGATTACCGCGAGGTGGTGAATATGGCTAGGCAACGAAGCCCAGATCGTGACAAAGCATTTGAAGTATATAAATTAAGTAAAGGTGAGAAACCACTGGTTGAGATTGCTGAAGAGTTAGGTATAAAGAACCCTTCGCAAATTAGAAAGTGGAAATCTCAAGACAAATGGGATGAAAAAATAAATGGTAACGTAACTATTGCGAAAAGGAGCGTTACTAATGTTAAAAATCCCAAAACGAAAGAAAAACTAAAAGAGATTTTAGAGGATGAAGAGCTGACCGAAAAGGAACGGCTCTTTTGTTTGTATTATGTGAAATACTTCAATGGTACACAAGCTGCACTTAAAAGCGGTTACTCCAAAGATGGTGCTCATGTACAGGCTAGTCGATTACTAAGACGTGAACGAGTTTCTTCTTATATAAAGGAGCTTAAAGGTGAGTTAGTTGAAAGTGTATTTGTAGAAGCGATGGATGTGCTAAAAGAGTACATTAAGATTGCTTTTGCTGATATTACTAACTATGTGACTTTTGGTCAAAGAGAAGTTGAACTAGAACCATTAGAAAAAACATCAGTAGATGAAGAAGGGAATGAAGTGACAGAGTTTATTACAGAAACACGTATGATGAACTTTGTTGATTTAGCTGAGTCTGATATGATAGATGGCTCAATAATTACTGAAGTGAAGCAGGGGCGTGACGGCATTTCCATTAAGCTCGCTGACAAAATGAAGGCTCTGGACAAACTGTCATTATACTTTGATTTATTCCCTGACAACTTTAAACGAAAAGTTGATGAGGAAAGATTACACATGCAGCAAGAAGTACAGAAAGTACAGATTGAGAAGACTAAAGCCGAAATCAAACGTATTGATGATGGTGACGATGATTCAACTATCGAGATTACTGTTGATTATGGTGATAAAGATGAGTAAAACGAAAGTACAGTTCAATCGTATTTTCAAACCAGTTAATGAAAGTAGGAAGCGTTACAGGGCTTTAAAAGGTTCTGCTGGTAGTGGGAAGTCTACTAATATCGCACAAGATTACATTCTTAAATTATCCGATCCTAAATACCAAGGTGCTAATTTACTTGTTGTACGAAAAATAGATGTTACTAATCGTCATTCTACTTATGCAGAATTAAGAAAGGCGATTAACATCATATTTGGTAAGAAAGCCAGTAAATACTGGACCATCAGGCAAAGCCCTTTAGAAATGGTCTGTAAAACAACAGGGAATATGATTATTTTCCGCGGTATGAAGGATGATAACGAGCGTGAAAAGGTTAAATCGATTACGTTCGAGCATGGTAAATTAACATGGATATGGATAGAAGAATCAACTGAGTTAAAAGAAAATGATATTGATATTCTTGATGACCGTTTGCGTGGTATATTGCCAAACGAAAATCTTTACTATCAAATTACATTTACATTTAACCCTGTATCATCTACTCACTGGATCAAGAAGAAATACTTTGACATCGAACATCCGGACATTTTTACTCACCATTCTACTTATTTAACAAACAGGTTCATTGACGATGCGTATCATCGACGCATGATGCTGCGTAAAGAGCAGGACCCAGAAGGATACCAAGTATACGGAGAGGGTGACTGGGGGGAAATTGGCGGTGTAATCCTTAAAAATTATAGAGTTCATGACTTTGATACTTCATTTGAACGATTCGACTCTATGAATCATAGCCAAGACTTTGGATTTAACCATGCTAACGCTATTCTTACAGGCGGTTGGAAAGATGGAGAGTTATATATTTGCAATGAGATATACGTCCATGAAAAAGACACGAATGAGATTATTGAGATTGCAGATAAACAAGGTTTAAACAAACGTTTGTTTATGTATTGTGATTCTGCTGAACCAGATCGTATTAAGATGTGGAAGAAAGCAGGATACAAAGCTACTGCTGTTGTTAAGAACCCAAACAGCGTAAAAGCTCAAATAGACTATTTGAAAACATTAAAAATACACATTCATCCTTCCTGCGTAAATACCATTGCAGAAATACAACAATGGAAATGGAAAAAGGATTCGAAGACAGGTTTATATTTAGACGAACCTGTAGAAGTATTTGACGATGCTATGGCAGCACTACGCTATATCATTGAAGAAAAACGTCGTAACAGAAAAGCAAAAGCAGTTAGATCAATCTATTAAGGAGGTGAGACGATGTTTGAACATTATATTCCATTACTGGATGAACAAAATGGCGAGCCTACACCAAAGCTACTCAAGAGAATTATCGATGAGTTTGAACCATTAAAACAACGCATGACCAACAGGTACGAACGCTACAAAGCAAGTGAAAAGGGTGTGCCTATCTTTACTCGCGAGTTTAAAGGTGATGGTAATAAAGATAAGGTGAACAATAAGTTAAATAATGATTTCTTTTCTGAAATTATAGATACAAAGATTGGTTATATGTTTGGTTTACCCATTTCATATAGCTTAGATCATGACGATGATGAGGTACTAAAACGCATCCAGGACTTCTTAAAAGCAAATCATACTGAAGATGCTGATGCGGAAACAGGGAAGTTCGCTTCTATTTGTGGATACGGAGCCAGACTACTGTATCACGATAAAGAAGGCATCGAAAAGGTTATGAATATCAAACCTTATGAAGCTATATTTCTTACGAATTCAAGCATTGCAGAACCTAAATACGCTATCCGCTGCTTTCCAATCAAAGTAATTGATGGTGATGATTTTAAAGACGGGTACAAAGTGGAGTTTTACAACGATACACAAATCATTGAGTACACAGGTGAAGATTTAGACAAGCTGCAAGAAACAAATCGAATTACTAATTTATATAAAGGTGTACCGCTTATTGGTTTCCCTAACAACGAAGAGTTACAGGGTGATGTTGATAAAGCTATTACACTTATCGAAGGGTATGACCGTTCGTTTTCTGATGTAAATAGTGAGATAGAACAGTTTCGTTTGGCTTATATGATTTTTAAAGGTGTTGATATAGATGATGCCACCATTGAAAAACTAAAACAAACTGGAGCTCTTGATGTAGGAGAGAATGGTGAAGCTTCTTTCTTAACTAAGGACCTTAATGACAATATCTTAGAACACCATTTCGACAGATTAGAAAAGAATATATGCCGATTTACAAAGCATGTTAATCTTTCCGATGAGTCATTTGGTGGTAACCTCACTGGTGTTGCTATTCGTTATAAGTTACTAGCTCTAGAAACGAAATCAGGAACACTAGAAATGAAGTTTACTAAGTCATTGCGACAACAATTCAAGTTATTGTTTGACGCTTGGAATTTACGCTCAAATAAAGGAGAGCTAGACTACCTTTGTATGACGTTCCAATTCACACGAAACCTTCCAGCCAATTTAGCTGATGAAGCTGATGTGCAGTCTAAACTACAAGGTTTAGTAAGCGAAGAAACACGATTATCTATGTTATCTGTTGTTTTTGATCCCAAAGCGGAAATACAGAAGATGCAGGAAGAAGAAGCTGATTCTGTGAATCTTGACAAGGTAGGTGAGCCTAATGGAATGGGACAAGAAGCAGAAACACCTCCAAAAGATAGAGGACGAACTGGAAAAGGCGATTCTCTACCTGTATAAAGATGCTTTAGAAGAAGTCAGAGGAATACTGGCTTTTTATTATGCCAAATATGCGGTAAATGAGCAGTTGAGTATGCAGGAAATGCGCCGATTCAATCGATATAAGAGCATGCAAAGTGAACTGCAACAAGTTATTAATGAAATAACATATGAGAAAAAGAAAACTCTCAATGAAATGCTCTCCAATCAGTATGGAGAGTCTTTTTATTATACGGGTTATCTCATCGAGAAAGAAGTCGGCGTGGCTCTTTCGTATGGTCTTCTTGACCCGAACATCATTAAACGAGCGGTACAAATGCCAATCGATAAAATGACACTCAATCAAAGGTTAAGTACACATCGAGTGCAGATAGTTAACCGGATACGAAGAGAATTATCTATTGGTCTTAGAAAAGGCGAAGGATATGCAGTCATGGCTAATCGTATTAAACCGATACTTGATGGTGATGCGAAGAAAGCACAAATGGTTGCATGGACAGAAAGTGCTAGGGTGCAAAACTTAGGTACCTATGACAGTGCCTCTCATGCTTTCAATGAAGGTGTATCAATGGAGAAGATTTGGATTTCTACATTAGATAAACGTACACGTCCTACTCATCAAGCGGCAGATCATCAGAAAGTGCCGTTTAAAGGTTTATTTAAAGTCGGTGGTTATAGCTGTGAATATCCACATGATAGCAATTTACCTGCTAAAGAAGTTGTTCGTTGCCGCTGTACATTTATTACTGAGGTAGCGGATGTTAGTCCATTCATTGAGAGGAGGGCTAGAAACCCAACAACAGGTAGGAATGAAGTTATTGCAGCAGTTAGTTATGAAGAGTGGAAAGATTCTATTGAATAAAAAAACATGAGGGCTTATAGATTGCGAACTTAACAGGGTGTATTCATAGGAACTCAGAGGAGGAATAATGATGAAACAATATTTAGTTAAGGATTTACCAGTACAGTTTTTTAAGGGGAAAAAGAAAGTTAAATCACCTTTACGCATGGGGAATTTGCAATTTTTCTCTGATCAAGGATTGCCAGCAGATGATAAGTTGATTGAAGAACAAACATCACCGGAAGAACAAAAGCCATCAGAAGAACAAATACAGCCTGTTGATGAGCATAAAGAACCAAAACTAGAGGGTGCAACTAAAGCATTTATAGAAAAAATGGTGCAATCAGCAGAAGATCGAGTCCGTTCAAAATATTCAAAGGAGCTCAATGCAACAAAAAAAGAATTAGAAAACTATAAAACTGCCTCTATGACCGCACAAGAAAAAGCTGAATATGAAATGAAGCAACTTCAAGACCAATTAGAAGAAAGAGAGCGAGTACTTCACCAAAAAGAGATGCAAAGTGCCGCTGCGGATGGTTTATCGGCGATTGGACTAGATCTTAAATTTGTAGACTTTGTTATTGGTTCAGATGTAGAAGATACAAAAGTTAGAGTATCGAAGTTTAATGACTTGTTCTCTTCTGCGTTGGAAGTAAAAGTAGCTGAAAGATTTAAAGCCGCTGGGAGAGAGATTCATGCTGGAAGTGGTTCTGGTGGAGGTTTTACTAAAGAGCAAGTCGCTTCAATGAGTCAGTCAGAAATTAATGCGAACTGGGTACAAATTCAGCAATCTATGAAAACATGGAACAAATAAGGAGGAAATAATATATGACAGTATCAAATTTTATTCCAACAATTTGGGAAGCTCGTTTAATGGCAAACTTCCATAAACGTTCTATCGCTAATTTAATTACAACAGCACCAACAAAAATCGAAGGTAATAAACTTATATTTAACCGTGTTGGCGCTGTAAATGTAAAGGATTATTCGGGTTCGGTTGAATGGGATGGCGTAAATACGCTTAAAAAAGAAATTAATATGGATCAGAAGAAATACTTCGCTTTCCAAGTGGATGATGTAGACGAAGTGCAATCGGCAGGAGACTTAATTGATCCGCATACACAAGAAGCGGCAGCAATCCTTCAAGAAACAGCTGATAAATATGTATTAGGCTTATATACTGGTGCTCATGCTGATAATACACTCGGTGATGATACAACACCAATCGAGTTAAATAAAACGAATGTATATGATTATATTGTAGATTTGAATACTGCACTTAATAAAAAGAAAGTACCAAAAGAAGAGCGCTTTACAATCATTAACTCACAAGTTCTTGGTCTACTTTCTAAGGATGATCGTTTTACAAGACAGCCAGTCATTTTAACAAATGGTGTTGTTGAGGGACAAATTATTAATGGTTCACAAATTGTTGTGTCGGAAGAAATTTCTGCCACTGAAGGAAAATATAAAATCTTAGGACTTCATAAATCTGCAATTGGACATGGTACACAATTAAACGAAACGGAAGCGATGCGTTTACAAGGAGCATTCGCTGATGGTATTCGAGGTTTAATGGTATATGGTTCTGGTGTTCTTCGTCCAGAATCTCTAGCAGTTCTTACAGCAACAATTAAGTAATAGGAGCAGGATAATCCCTGCTCCTATTTTTCTTTAGAAAGGAGAGATAATTGTGGCTTGGTTTTTAAACAAAGATACGGGAATTACATGGGAAGTAACTGATGCGGACCAATTGAATCGATGTAAAAAGGATCCGACATATGAAGAGGTCGATGAACCAAAAACAGAAATAGTTAAAAAGAAACGTCGCGTAGCCCCTACACAAGTAGGTGAGTAGGTGGATATAAAAGTAGAAATCCTAAAGCGTGTAAAGTTGCAGGTACCCAATATAAGTGAGGAAAACTTATTAATAAGCATTGAAGATACAATATTAATCGTTGCTGAGTACACAAACAGAACAATTCCTGAATTCCCTCCTGCTTATCCTGGTATCATCGCAAAGATGGTAGTTTATGAGTATAGGGAGCAAGAAAGAGAAGGGAAGAAAAGTGAAGCGTTAGGTAACTATTCTGTTACTTATGACGATGTGGGAGATTATCCAGCGAGCGTTACGAAAGGACTGAAAGTGAGGTTGCGTGTCTTATGATTCAATCCATGATTCGTAAGTTTGGTAAAGAAGCTACTGTACTTTGTAATGTTGGGTCTGATGATGGACCATATCCAACAGAAGAATGGGAAGAAATCAACAATGTAAAAGGTGTGTTGGATGCTATCCAAGGTGAAAAGGATGCTCGTAATAAGAAAGTGGAGGAGAAAAGTACACATTTCTTTTACTGTTTACCATTTGATATAACGATTCAAGATAGATTAGTTATTGATAAGAAGGTATACAGTGTTACGTATCCTGGTGATCCAATGAATGCAGGTAGATTCCTTCAAATAGAATTGGAGATGTTGCCATATGAGCATAAGATTCCAATCGAATAGAGCTGCGGTAATGGCAAGACACTTAGCAGCTAAAAAGGCTGCTCATACTGCTATTGGTCAATTTGTTACTTCTAAAGCAAAGTTACTTGCTGCTGTAGATACTAGTAATCTAAGAAACAGTATTAGTTCAAAAGCGGAACTAGAAAAGGTTGTTATTGGAACTTCTGCTGATTATGGAATTTACGTTGAAAAAGGCACAGGAATCTATGCCGAGGATGGAAATGGGCGTCAGACTCCCTGGATGTACCGCGACCCTAAAACTGGGAAAATGGTTAAAACACAAGGACAACACGCACAACCATTTCTTAGGCCAGCGGCAGAGAATAACAAACCGATGATTACACAAGTCGGAACGAGAACTTATTCGTCATTAATGAGGTAGATAGCATGAATGACTTTATAAATATATTACACATTGAATTAAAACAGATTCATAAAGAAACGTACTACGAAATCGCTAAAACAACCGCAGATATGCCTTATATGGTGTATACAGCTAACGATGATAAAGAACCATGGGGACGAAAGAATATCATGCTCACAATTGATATTTACGGTACTTCTGCTCATCTCAGTAAAATAGATGAACTGATTACAAAGCTAGAAAGAAATCTTCATAGAAAAAGATTAAGCAGTGCTAAATTTGGTGCTGCTATGTCTTATCATTCAAGTCAAAAAGTACCTGATCCAGACTCGAACATCAGACGCAAAGAAGTGCGATTCATTTTACGAACTTATTTTAAACAATAGAAAGGAATGATTATATGCCTGCTCCACAACCAAAACCAGAGAATATTCTCTTCGGAGATTGGGGTGCATTCTACTTCAATTACGGAGAAACTAATGAATTTTTAGTAGGAGCTACGCAAGGTGGAGGTTCATTTAAATATGAACCTGAATTTAAAGAGATTGAGTATGATGGTTCTCCTGGTTCCACAAAAGGAATGAAGCGGATTACTAAATCCCTTACTCAAATATCTTTTAAAACATTAGAGTTTATGGATAAAGAAAAAGTGAAAAGCTTTATAGCTGGCTTGAAAGTTTCGGAAGAGACGGTTACGAAGAACGGGAAATCAATTAAGTACGATGTGATTACGCCAACAGAAAAAATAACAAGCGAAAGTTATTTAAAAAACGTAGCTTGGGTTGGAGAGAATTTAGGTGGAGATATTGTAGAAATCATTGTAGAGAATGCAATGTCAGATGGTTCATTAGAATTGTCTTTTGAAAATGAATCAGAAGTTGTCCCAGAGGTAACGTTCACTGGTCATCGTGACCCGTCTAACATCCGGAAAGTACCATGGAAAATGCGTATATTGAAAGCGACAGAAGCAGCTAAATTATTAGGATAAGCAAGTAAAAGAGTAGGGGGATTACCTGCTTTTTTAATTTAAGGAGGAGCGAATATGGCGGTAACAGTTCAAGGGAAAGAATATGTAGTAAGGGGTATTAAAACTAGAGATATCCCGCGATTATCACGAATTGTGAAGAAGATGGATATCAAACCTGACTTCAAAATGCTAGATGAATTAAAAAATCTAGGACTACAACAAAAGGCACTAGGTATTAATTTATTTATAGAAGTTTTTGCAGGATTAGGCGAAGCAGAAGAAGATGTATATCAACTACTGTCTGATCTATCCAGTGTCAATGTAGATGTAATCAAAGATTTAGATTTGGGTGATCTATATGAAATCGTAATGGAAATTAAAAATGTTGATACAAGTTTTGCACCAGTTTTTTCGAAACTCGTTGGATTAACGAAATAGATTTTTACGATACGCTTGCAAGTCGATATGGAGATGTGGAGTATGTTATGAACCTTCCTATGGCAATAGGTATGGAGATGTTCAAGAAAGTAAAAGAAAAAGAATTGGAACGTCTCTTATGGGAAGAATGGTGCGCGTTACAACCGTATTGTGAGGAAACATTTCCTGCTTTCAAACATAAACGTATGAATCCAACGAGTGAACAAGTTAAAAAATATAATGACTCGGTAGAGCAATCACAGAAGAAAAAGCTTACAAAAGAAGAAGTGTTTGATCGTGTTGCTAAAATCCGCGGAAAGGCGGGTGAATAAATGGAACTATTTCGTATGTTTGGTTCAATATTCTTACGTGATGATGAATTACGAGGTGGATTGAACCGAGCAGAACAGCAGGGTCAACGAACTACAGGTGTTTTAAATAGAGGATTCAGCAATGTAGGTAGAATGGCTGGCTCAATGGGCGCTGCTGTCGGTACTTCTGCTATAGCTATTGGTGGTATGGCAGGGATGGCATTAGGTGCGGGAGCTGCGCTTGTTGGTATTGTTTCAGCTGGTGCTAACTTTGAACAAGTTATGTCAAAAGTAGCTGCTGTTTCGGGTGCTTCTGGAAGTGAAATGAAGCAATTACAAGCTCAAGCTAAAGAATTAGGTGCAACAACTCAGTTCTCTGCTACACAAGCGGGGGAAGGGATGATGTATCTCGCGCAAGCTGGATTTAAAACTAGCGATATTTTAACAGCCATGCCAGGTATGTTAGATTTAGCAGCAGCAGGAGCACTCGACCTTGGTACAGCAGCAGATATTGCATCAAATATTATGAGCGGGTTCGGATTGAAAGCTGACAAAGCGACGCATACAGCTGATGTATTAGCGAAAGCTGCGGCAGATGCCAATACTGACGTTACTGAAATGGGAGAGGCAATGAAGTATGCAGCTGGTACGGCTCATACTGTCGGATTTACTATGGAAGAAACTTCAGCTGCAATGATGGCCATGTCTAACAGCGGTTTAAAAGGTTCTGTTGCTGGACAAGCATTTGCTACTTCTTTAGGAAGATTGGCAAAACCGACAAAAGAAATGCAGAAAGTTATGGATGCATTGAATCTTACCTTCTTTGATCAACAAGGTAAAATCAAACCTTTGCCTACAATGATTAAGGAACTCGAAGACAAAACAAGTTCAATGACAGCACAACAAAAATCAGCTACACTAACCACCCTATTCGGTGCGGAAGCTTATAAAAACTGGGCAGCGCTTTTACAGGCTGGCAGTGGATATCTAGCAGAGAATACAAAAGCATTAGAAAATGCTGATGGAGCAGCTAGAAAAATGGCGGACACAATGACCAATAACCTTAAAGGTAAATGGGATGAGTTTACATCTGCATTAGAGGGTCTTGCAATAACGATATTTACCATTATCGCTCCTGCGTTAGGTGCCATAGTCATCGGATTAACTAAAGTTGTCCAGTGGGTTGATAGCACAATTAATAAGTTTGTAAATTTAGATAGTTATATAGGAAATATACAAGCAATCGGGAAAGCAATTCAGGACTTTTGGCTGGCTGCTTCTGGCGATAGAAATGCTATGGTTGAGGGATACGATATTCTTACAAAACTAGGATTCTCAGCTAATGCTATTCAAGTTATACAAAGCGTCACCGCTGCTGTTCAGTTTGGTATAGAAACATTAAAAGGGATTATGTCGGGAGATTGGGGTTCCGCTTATAATCTGCTAGGAAAATTAGGATTCTCACCTGAGAAGATAGCTGACATACAAATGTTTATTCAAGATGTTCAAATGCAAATTAACAATTTTCTTGCAACCATACAATCTTTAATTTCAGCTGCAGCTCCTGTAATTATGGGGATAATCGGTGCAACAATTGATTTCATAAAGAATGTATGGTCTACCATTCTGCCATATATAATGCCGCTTTTACTAGATGTACTTAATTTTGTGAATGGTATTATTTCGCAGATATCTGCCTTTTGGCAACAAAACGGAACTCAAATTGTACAGGCTGTGCAAAATGCATTCTCAATCATTCAATCTATCATTTCTTTCGTGATGCCAGTTATTATGGTGATTGTTGAATCTGCTTGGAGCGCTATTAAGGACATTATCCAAGGCGCTGTAAACCTCATTATGGGAATCATAAAGTTTTTTGCATCTGTTTTAACTGGTGATTTCTCAGGGATGTGGGAAGGAATAAAACAGATATTCAATGGTGCGATTCAACTGATTTGGGGACTTATCCAATTTTCGTTTGTTAAACAAATTTTCAGTGCGGTCAAAGGAATGGCGTCTTCCTTTGGTTCTACGATTAGTAGTATGTGGTCTACTGTAGTTGGATATTTCCAAACATTTATTAAAGAACCAATTGCTTCTGTAGTTCGTATGGCATTTGATATTGGCGAAGCTGCTATGAAAATTAAAGATAAACTTATCAATCCAATTAAAGAAGCATGGAGCGGAATAATGGGATGGATTGATAAAATTCGAAGTGGAATAGCTAATATGTTTAGTGGCATTCACATCCCAGTACCGAAAATTAGTGTAAACGGCTCTTTAAATCCTACAAAATGGGCAAGTGAAGGACTTCCATCTTTTGATGTTAAATGGGCTGCAAACGGAGCTTTAATTAAACCTGGTAATCCTACACTTATCGGAGTTGGCGATGCTCGAGGATATGACGAAACGGTACTACCATTGCGTAAACAAACATTTGATGCGATAGCTAATGGAATCATGAGTTCATTACCATTAACGCAACAGCAAGGAGCGCAATATGCATCGCAAGGGCCAACTGTTTTGCAAATTAATTTAAATGGCAGAGAAATAGCAAAAGAAATTTACTCTGATGTTAATGAATTCCAAGAACGCAAGAAAGAAAGATTGAAAGTATTTTAGGTAGGTGATGATATGACCGGAATTAGTTTCTTTAGTTTTAACGGAAAAAGAAATTCAAATGTAATTCCATTGCAGGGTAAAAAGCGCCCTGCATGGGCTCCTTTGGAGCGTACATTTCTTGAAGTGCCCCATTATCCAGGTGGTAGGTTACTACGTACACAAACTAAAATGAGAAAAGTAATTGTACCAGTGGCATTATTATATGATTCGGCTGAAGAAGCTGAAAAACTAAAAGAAGAAATAGCAGATTGGCTCGTTACGGATCAACCGTGCGAGCTTATTTTTGATGATGAAAAAGATCGTACATTTTTAGCTGTTGTAGATGAAACTTTGGATTTAGATCAGATAGTTAATATCGGCGAAGGAACTTTAATTTTTATTTGTCCAGTGCCATATAAATTAGGACCAATTCGAAATGCAAAAGTAAAACTAGAACAAAATAATATTTTTAAAATGGATGTTTTGAATGAAGGAAGTGTATTTTCAGAACCGAAATTCAAGATTCAGGTAGAGAATCCGTCCACATTCATCGATATTATAAATAAAAATGGAGATCAACATTTTCGTATAGGATACCCAGTTAAGATAGATGAAACACCAATGAGTCGGTATGAATTGGTTATGCATGATAAGGCAAATTCTCTTGTAGGATGGACGGAAGTAGGAAAAGATTTCGTTTCTGATTACGGAATTGTAGTGGGGAAAATGATAGCGGATGGCGCGCGTTTTATGTCATCTGATTATGGACAAGGTCAATTTTGGCATGGGCCAGCAGTGAAAAGAAGTATTACGGGTGGACCACTACAAGATTTCACGCTTGATGCCATTGTTGAATGCCGAAACTCTGATCCTGGAACTATGGGCCGTGTGGAATTGTATTTACTCGATGAAAACAGCGTTGTAGTCGGAAAAGTAGGTATGTTTGATGCATATAGAAATTCTAGCGAGAATTTTGGTGAAGTTATAGCAGGAAACGGTGACTACAATCATCGGATTATAGCGGAAACAGGTTATTATCGTACAACTTGGAATGACTTTTATGGTCGTCTACACATTGCGCGAGTGGGGAACTATTGGCAAGGTGATATTGCTTTAATCGATGAAAAAGGAAATTATCATACAGAAAGATTTGTCCAATGGTACGATACCGGCAATAGCTTTATGAAAAAGGTCGCTCAAATTGTTGTGCATATCTGCGCATTTAATGATGCACCATCATTGATTGCAGCTGTACATGATATTAAAGTGCAAAAGGTAAACAGCAATACAGAACGTCAAATACCTTATATTGTTCAAAAAGGAGATCGTGTAGAAATCGATTCATCGGATGCAAGTATTCGTATTAACGGAGCAGATTCGATAAATATAAAGGATTTTATGAGTGACTATATACGTATTGAAAAAGGAAAGAATGAAATCGAAATATTCCCAAACAACATTGGACAGGTAGATGTCACATATAGGGAGCGTTACAGATGAGTAAAGCAAATAATCTATTACACATTGTGGATTTTAAAACAGAGCAAATCATTGATGTTATTCAAGAAAAAGACTACTGGAACGATATTCGCCAGTGGGAGCTTAAAAATAATATAGACCAATTAGAGTTCAATACAATGGACGGAACAAAAATATCGGCGTCTCTTGTACAGCAAAATCTTATAGTAAAACAAACTAGAGATGGTACTTTTGTTTCGTACGTTATTACAGAAGCGGAACAAGATGCAACAGACCGTTCTAAAAAAATTCACGCACTCGGGGAACATACAAAGCTAAAGAAAGCAGCAGTAATTAAACCACAAACGTTACAAGTTACTACAGTCAACGAATCTATGGACTTTGCTTTACAAGGTACAGAGTGGAAACGTGGGATTACTGAGTTTGTTGGTATACGTACCATTCATATTAAGGATTTTACAAATCCGCTTAATCTCTTAAAACAAATCGCATCTACGTTTGAACTTGAGATTCGTTTTAGAACAGAAATAAGGGGATCTTTTATTATCGGTCGGTATGTAGATTTAGTAAAAAAGGTTGGCCGTGACAATGGGAAAGAGTTTTTACTAGGAAAAGATGTACAAGGTATTCGACGTATTGAGAGTAGCCAAGATGTAGTAACTGCTCTTGTAGGTGTTGGTCCACAAAATAGTGAAACTGGTGAATTTCTCACATTTGAAGAAATAAACAATGGCAAACTTTATGTAGGAAATAACGATGCTCTGCAACGTTGGTCGAAAGATGGTAAGCATTTATTTGATATTTATTCACCACAAACAGAAGACCAAGGTATGACGAAGCAAAGACTCAAACAATTAACAGAAGCAGAATTAAAGAAGCGAATTGATAGTTCTACTTCGTATGAAGTAAATGCAGTAGCACTTGAAGAAGTATTTGGTTTAACTCATGAAGCGGTTTGTAAAGGCGATATGGTACGAATAAAAGATATCGGGTTTAATCCACCACTTTTCTTAGAAGCTAGATTAATAGCAGCTGATGAATGTGACACTGATCCATCGAAAAATAAATATATCTTTGGTGATTATCGTGAAATTCAAGATACACGAAGCCTAATCGATAGGTTATACGCACAGATCATGGGTAGCTTATCAAATAAAGCATCTAAAGAATTACTAGATATGTTAGATAAGAAGCTTCAGGAAAACGTAAAAGAAACAGAAGTCATTCGAAAAGAATCGGAAGCAGCAAAGAAAATTGCTGAACAAGTGGCTGAAAACTTGAAGAATAATACCGTTGATATTATTGAAGGCGTAAATCCACCAACAGCAAATTTAAAGGATAGAAAAACGTTGTGGCAAGATATTAGCAAAGGTAAGCCGGGTATTCTGAAATTGTGGAAGGATGGGAAATGGAATCCTGTTGTTCCTGATGTGGAATCCGTTAAGAAGGAAACATTGGAACAGGTGAGCAAAGATATCGAGATCACAAAAAGCGAATTAAATCAAAAGGTTCAAGAAGCGCAAAAACAAGCAACAGGGCAATTTAATGAAGTGGAAGAAAGCTTACAAGGTGTTAGTCGTACCATTTCTGATGTGCAAAATAAACAGGGTGAAATTGATAAGAAGGTAACAAAGTTTGAGCAGGATTCTAACGGGTTTAAATTATCCATTGAATCGTTAACTAAAAAAGATACTGATATCAGCAATAAATTAAATACAGTCGAGCAAACTGTGGAAGGCACAAAAAAGACAATATCTGATGTGCAACAAACTGCAAATGATCTGAAGAAAACAACAACTGAAATTAAAGAGCAAGCAGGCAAGATTAGTGAGAAGTTAACAAGTGTAGAAAAGCAAGCAAATACCCTAACAAATAAAACAACTGAGATTGAAAAAAGTGTGGATGGAATCAAAGAAACCGTAACAAGAGTAGAGAATAATCAAAATGGATTTGATATTCGGGTTGCTACTGTAGAGAAAACAGCAGATAGCATTAAACAAAATGTTTCTAGTTTACAAGAAATACAAACTAATCAAGGGAAGCAATTACAAGATGCTAAAGCTGGTTGGGAAACAACCGCAAAATCTTTAGAAGGGAAGGTTGAAATAAAGCAAGTTGAAGATTATGTAGGTAGTTTAGGTACTGTCAACGAGTTGCGTGATGCTGATTTTAAGTTAGGGCAGAAATATTGGTTGTGGAATAGTGGTAATGGAGCTGTTGGTTCTGTTGATGCAAATTTAAAATACAAAGGTATGAATACATTTTCAATTACCGTTACTGGACAGACTCAAGATCGTTGGTGGGGGCTTACAAATCAATTCATTGAGTGTCAGATTAACGAGGAATTTGTTGCATCAGGTTATTTCAATACTGATGGGAAAACACCTATTGATGGTGGCGCATTTCTTGAAATTGAATGGTGGACTGCTGACAAGAAAACTCGTATCAAAACAGCTAGAACAAATATCAAGGTTGTAAATAACATGTGGGTTCGTGCTGTATGTACAGACAAAGCTCCTGCTAATGCATCGTTTGTAAGGTGGCGTTATTACGTGACAAGAAATGGGCGTTTATGGTGCGCTACACCTATGTTGCAACGTGGCACAATAGCAAGTGAATTTTGGTTACATCCGAAAGATCAAACTGATGCTGATAAAATGATTGAAGATATTGCTAATAGAGTAGCTACTAAGGATTACGATAAAAAAGTAACAGAGTTAGAAAGAAGTATCAGCGCTACTGAAAAAGGCGTTTCAATTATTACTGGAAAACAAGAAACGTTTATAAATGAGACGTATAATGCCTATGTAAAGAAAACAGAATCTAGGTTGGAAGTGTTAGATGAAGGGATTCTAGCACAGATTTTAAAGGATGGCATCATGACTTCTATCAATATGTCACCTGGTAAGATTACAATCGATGCTGAAAAACTGAATATTAATGCTGATACAATAGTCAAATGGCTAACAGCAAAAGGAATTAATACAGATGTTATTAAAATCGAAGGTGACAAGGTAACAATTGATAAAAATGGTATTACAGCAAAAATGGCTGACTTCTTTTTTGAAGATGAGCGTGGGCAGAAATTTTCAGTAACACCAAGGAAGAATCTCATTCCAGATCATGACTTTTCACACATTTCTTTTAAGATTTTTAATAATTATTTTTTGAAGATCGAATACAGTCCTACATGGACAATTATGTCTAATCCATATATTGAAAAACCAGTGGTTAACAATTATGAGCCAATGGTTAATCCGATGCGGATAGATTTAGCAAACTGGATTCGATTTACATTATTTGAAGGGGTAAAACCAGGTAAGAAATACACATTGTCGGCTCATTTCAGAGCAACTACCAATGATAATCGTGTAAACATTACAAACAAGCCAATCATGAGAGCGGTATTCGGTAAATATAACGGTGACACTCCTGTGGAGCTTGGACGAGCATCAAAAACTTACGATGCACCAAGCATTCAAACTGGGAAAATAGTAAGATATGCTTTAACCTTCACTGTGCCGAGTAACTATGTAGAAGGAAATGGTTATGTTTATATTGATTTATTTGGCGAGGGACTCTTAAATAATATGCAAGCAATTGCTGTATCAGGTGTTCAGTTGGTGGAAGGTGACGTTCCTTCCGTTTATAACTGGGATACAACACATGGACAACTCGTAAACGGAACACTGCCTTTTTCTACAATTGCACTTGGTACAAGAGATAATACAATTCGGTACAATCATGTGAACGGATGGAACTATATGAATGCTCCACTTGAAATCATAAGCAATGGTGAAGCGATGGCACTCGTTGGGACTGATCGTGCGGGACTCAGTTTTTATCCTCGTGGCGGTGGAGAACGTAGAAGTTACATTGGTCATCTTTACAACAATGAGAATAGATTCCGAATTGAATCAAAAGACCCTGTTGCAACGACACAATCAATCGAATGTAATGGGATTAACGTAGGCGGCGGATACTTTGGTTTTAATGCAGGTTCTATTCACTATACAAATGGTAGCTTAGGTACAGGATGGTATTTCCATGATGGCAGATGGAATTATGTTAATTTCACAAATATGACTTCTAGAACATAGAGAGGAAGATGAGTATGAATCCAGATAAGTTTATGCGTCCAATGCCACCCAATGAAAAGTCTCCATTCTTAGGTAGAGTAGTTGATTTGAAGAAAGGTGAAAATCAGGTAACAGTTAGTATTCCAAACGATATGCTAGAATTTTGCGGCATCAAAGAAGATACAAAAGTAGAGGTTTGGGGACTTCCTGATGGTACGCTGAGTATGCGCATTGCTACTGCATGTGACTTATGTAATAAGGGTGGTAGAGTTTACGAGATTGAGCTTTTCGGTAAAGTAAGTCTTATCTGCGCAGACGATTATTTAAAGTTAACTGGAAAGAGCCCGGTGGCTTCTGATGAAGTAACAATTGAACATGTGGAAGAAGTAGAAAATAGAATTATAGAAAACGCATTATCAGCGGATCAATATTAACTAAATACATGTAAATAAATAGGGCAGCCATGAGCTGTTTTTAATTTGAATAAAATACGGATTTTATAGCAAAGAGGGGCGATTTCGCTTCTCTTTTTTTTTTGAAACGGGGTGGTCAAAGTGGAAGGATTACAAGAAGTAAGAAGTGATGTTCAAGAGATAAAGCAAGAAATTAAAGAAATAAGATTAGAAGTTAAAAGCTTAGAAATACGAACAACAGGTAACGAAAAAGACATTATCAATATCAACAAACAGTTAGATAAAATTAGCGCTAATACTACCTGGATCTTACGACTTATTGTAGGTGGGATTATAGGCGCGGCACTCACTTTCTTAATGAAGGGAGGTGGTATGTAATGTTTGAAATTACAGTAATGATTGCCATTGTAGTAGGTCTTTCGCAAATCGGAAAAACGATTGGATTACAAACAAAATATGTTCCGTTATTGAATTTAACGCTTGGCATTGTGCTAGGCGTTTTATTTTTGGGCGGAGATATCAAAACAAATGTATTTCTAGGAATCATCATTGGATTGTCAGCAAGTGGACTATTTGACCACACAAAAATTATGAAAAAGGATGTTGATGTAAAATGAAAAAGACGTTAAAAAATATTTCTACTGTAGCATTTTCTGTTATCGTATCTTTATCCATTGCAACAAGCGCTTTTGCTGATAGAACGCTTATTATTCCTGATTTACCTAAACAACCATATCGTTACGGTGTTGGTGCTTACGAGGGCGTTGTAGCTCATTCTACGGCGACTCCAGAAGCACCAGCTATCAATATTCAAAAATACGAGTCTCGTACATGGAGAAATGCATTTGTTCATTATGCAGTAGATTGGAATGAAACAATCCAAATTGCTGATACAAAGTACATTGCTTATGGTGGTGGACCAGGAGCAAATAAACGCTTTGTACATGTTGAACTTTGCGAAACAGCGGATTACGATAAATTCAAACGCAGCTATGATAAATACGTGAAGTTACTAGCTAAAATCCTTCGTGACCGTGGTTTATCTGTGGAAAAAGGATTATGGACTCACTATGATGTAACGAAATACCTTGGTGGAACAGATCATGAAGATCCACTTGAATACTTAAAGTCTCATGGCGTTTCAGAAGCTCAATTTAGAGCAGATGTACAACGAGCATATAATAATTCTAATGTGGATGTTTCTGTGCCTGAAAAGCCATCTAAACCAGCAGAGGTACCAACAGCTGTAACAGATGGGATTGCTTATATTAAAGGTTACAACGTTAATTTACGTAAAGGGCCAGATACAAGCTATTCTAAGATTCGTCAGTTAAATAAACCAGAATCTTATGTTGTATGGGCTGAAAAGGATGGCTGGTTAAATCTTGGTGGAGATCAGTGGATTAAGAACGATCCATCTTATGTGAAGTTTAATAAGAAAAGTACAGTGGATTCTTCTATTGTAGATAAGCGCGTTGTATCTAAAGTTAACAATCTACGTTTCTATGATGCTCCATCTTGGCAGGATAAAGATGTTGCTGGTTCTGTAGATGCAGGACTAGGATTTACTATTGATGCAAAAGTAAGTGTTAATGGTTCACCACAATATAAAGTTCACAATAGCAAAGGTAAAACATACTATGTAACTGCTAATGAATTTTATATCAGTATACATTAATAGAAAGAAAAAAGGGCTACTCGTAATGAGTAGCCCTTTTTTAACATCTCTTTATGCGTAACGAGAATTATATATCATAGTTACAACTTCCGCTCTTGTTGCAAACTCATTCCCGCGTGTACCATCAAAAATACCAAGTTTCTTTGCACGTCTATCTGACCCGCTGAATCCGGTTGCTGGATTCCATAAATTTTTATATCCGGCCAATGATGATGCCATTGCAGCAGCCTCGCTACGAGTCACCCAGTTTGTCCCTCTAGACCCATCTGAATAACCATGTACAACAACAAAAGCTTGTGCGGAATTAAAATTATAGTCACTATGATATTTCCACTCTTTACGCATCATCATTAACCACATGTCTTGTCGAGTTGCTAGGCTGTCCCTCATATCAGCAGTAATAATTTTATTTTGAAGAGCCCAATTTATCTGTGGGTCTGCCCAATGTGCAGATGCTTCTTTTGGAGCAAATGTTGCGAAGCCTACTGATAGCGTAACAGCTGCAGCAGCAACAATCATAAATTTTTTGAGTTTCTTTAACATATTTTCCATCCCTCTCCCTATGTTTCTGATACATTACATTATTTGGTTTTTAAAGTAAATGTATTATCCATATTGGAATAGTTTATTAGTGATTCCACTTTGCTCTAAATAGCATAGATACTACCTCGGCTCTTGTAGCGAAGCTATTGCCGCGAGTACCATCAAAGAATCCAAGAGACTTTGCAGCTCTATCAGTATCAGCGAAGCCTACTTCAGGGTCCCACTTAATATTTTGATATTTCATTCGTAGTACCATTGCAGCAGCTTCACTACGAGTGATCCAGTTTGTTCCACGGGTTCCATCAGAGATACCTCGATTAATAACATAATTACGTGCGGCGTTATAGTTGTACCCGCCGCTTCTATTATCTACACGAGTAATTATTAACCACATATCTTGTCGAGTAGCTAAACTATCACGTAAATCTGCTGTGATATAACCTCTATTCATAGCCCAATTCATTTCTGGATCTGCCCAATGCGCAGATGCTTCTTTAGGAGCGACTGTTGCGAAACCTGCAGATAACATAACAGCTGCAGCAACAACAACCATAATTTTTTTTAGTCTTTTTAACATCTTTTCCATTCCTTCCCTATGTGTTTGTGACACATGTTATATTAGTATATTCAATTTTAAAAGTAAACGGAATTACTTGAATTTGCGATATTCTTTTAGGAATATTTTGTGAAGTTGAAAAGAAAAGATGGAACCATATATAGGAAGTTATTTTTTACAAAAGAATAGTTTGATTAACAAAAATAAGAGCCGTCCTGTTTGATGTGCACCCCAATTGTCTTTTGTGTCTAACAATTGGGGTGCACATCAGTTGGGCGGCTTATTTTATTTTGCATCAATAATGTCAATAAATTTCAATGTTATATTATTGTAAAATGCATCCGTACAAATTATAGATTTATTCAGCGGATCAATATCAACAACGGTCATATAGTTAGTAAGTAAAAAACCATCTTCGTAATATGTAATCATTATTTCTTCTTCAGAAAGTAACGAACATAACAGCATGTTCTCAATCAGTTCTTGTTCATCTTGGGGTAATGTCGGGCGTTCTACTTTCGTCTTTTCTTTAACAATCTTACGGATACCAGCGAATTGCTCCGGCATCGCTGCGAATGGAGTCCATTTAACCATTCCTCTTCCTTTTGGCATATTAGCGTTGTTCATGCTTTATGTCCTCCTAACAATGTGTTTCTGTATCTTGCAGTTGCACTATTTGTATACGAAATTCCTCTTAATATGCTGTTCTTACCAAATTTAGTGCGTATTTCGTCCATTACTTTAGTTAGTTTCATTTCTTTTTCTCTTTGTATTACATTATCGAATAGTGAGATTTGTTCTTCGCCTTCATTGATTAAGTTAGTTAAAGAAACATTGATGGATCTAATGGGTTCTCCAGTATAAAACTCGTGTAAAAAATATGTACAAATCTTATAAATGTCCATTGTTAAATTGGTTGGTCGGTTCATAGTGTGAGTTTTTTTGAAACCACCAGAATAATTTTTGCTGTAACCAATTGAAAAATGAATAGTTTGAGCTAGTTTGTTTTGTCTTCGCATTCGATAACAAACTTCCTCGATATGTTCCAGTAGAATAATTGGGAATTCCTCTATAGTGTAATCACGCATAAGTATTTGGCTTTTACCAATAGAAGTTGTTGCTGGAACGTATTTTTCTGATATACGGCTAAAATCAATGCCGTTGCTATGTAAGTGTAGTTCTTCACCAATAACGCCAAAACTTTGTTTTAAGTATTTAAGTGGGTACTGTGCCAAGTCTCCGATAGAATGTATCCCTTTTCGGTTTAACTTCGCTTCTGTTTTCCCTGAAATTCCCCAAAACTTACTAAGTGGTCGTATTGGCCATAATTTTATGGGTACATCTTCGTATTTCCAGTATGCTATGCAATCTTTCGTTTTCTTCGCTTCCACATCTAACGCTACTTTGCTCATTAAAGGATTAGGGCCAATTCCTATCGTGCATTCGATTCGTGTCTTCGCATATATTTCACGTTTAAATTTCAATGCGAAATCATATGGATCGTTAGCGAACAAATGAATACTATCCGTAATATCCATGAAGAATTCATCAATGGAATATTGATGGAAATCCTCAACTGGAACATATTGTAGAGCTAGTTTCGTGATGAAATTGGAGCATTTTATGTAAGTGCTCATAATTGGATTAACCACGAGGATATCTTTACGACGTGGTATTTCATACAATCTTGCCATCTTCTTAACGCCTAACGATTTTAATGGTGGAGTTGCAGCCAATACTATCGAGCCATTTCTGTTAACGTCACCAACTACAGCTAATTTAGTATGAAGTGGATCTAATCCCATTTTGATGCAACTAACTGAAGCATAAAAGCTACGAAGATCTACACATAAAACAATTCGATTCGGCAATATTGAATAGTCATACACCGTTATTCCTCCTAAATAACAGAACGTTAGTTCTTATTATATACGAATGTACGTTCTTTTATGAAGAGGTTTTTTCAAAAAAATAATCAGCCCGAATTTATTGAGCTGATTATTACTAAGTTATTATCCATTAATTGATCATCCGCCATATGGTGGATAATATCCACCTGAACTCCATCCCCCGTATGGAAATCCGCTACTTGAATGCCAATTTCCATATGGTAAGAAACCACCTGAAGTCCAGCCCCCATATGGCGATACAACTATACCTCCACCTGAAGTCCAACTTCCTGTATAAAATTGCTGTGGTGGTAAAAAACCACTAGAACCACTACCATGACCACCATGACTCATAAAATCTCTAGGTGAAATTGAATTGTAAATTCCTGTAGAACAATAATAAGGATTCATTTTATCCCTCCTTTTTAATATTCCATACAATTTATATGTATTTAAAAATTATTTTTTAGTTCAAGTGAATGAAAATAAAAGAAGCCTCATTCTAATGAACGAAGCTACATCCAAAAATCATTTTCATTTATGTTTTTCCCTAACTTCTTTAATCCCCTTGTTATTTGGGATATAGTTGAAAATTTAGGTATGTATTCTTTATCATTACATACTTTCGAAATCGTACCCCTACTTAACTTAGCCGCTTCTTCTAATTCTCCTTGTGTGATTCCTTGTTTGTCTAACCAGCGACCGAACTTACTACGTTTTTTACCTAATCCGAACAATATTACCACCTCAACCATAGCTTGCCCTTTTCGTCATTTTTTTAAACGCGGGAAAAAAACTGACATAAAGGCCAAACAGTACGAAATACCTTTTACCATACCAAACAAATTACGATTCTAAGTTCTAAATTAATAGCCTTTTAAAACTTCGCTTCACCTATTCCAAATAGAATTTGCTCACGGAATATGATTTCAGACATTGAAGGATTAATAGTTTCAACGATTCATAGCTGTTTTCATCTCTTCTAATCTCCAGGGACTATTCTTGCGGAATACGAAAAGAAGGGTGGTGGGATGATTTTCCTGATTCTGTATAATTAGGATAAGAGAAATAGGGAGGTATATGATGATCAGAGAGAGTTCTAAAAATAGATATATAGGTGCGAAATTTGGTCGATTGACTGTAATTGATTTATTTCAAAAACATGAATACGGCGAGAATAAATTGTGGGCTAAATGTGTTTGTGAATGTGGAAATACTCACGAAGCAAGAATTGGAGATATGAAACGTAATGGTGTTCACGGTTGCGGGTGTAAACAACTCAATAGAAAAAGGTACGGTAAGACACATGGTATGTCAAAAACTAGATTTTATAATATTTGGAAGGGAGCTACGAAAAGATGTAACAACGAGAAAGATCCTAATTTCAAACATTATGGCGGTAGAGGTATTACCATAAGTGAAGAATGGAGCAATTTCGAAAAATTTAAAGAAGATATGTATGAAAGTTACTTAAAACATTGCGAACTACATGGAGATAAAAACACTAGTCTGGAGAGGGTTGATGTTGATAAAGGGTATAGTGTAAACAACTGTATATGGGCCACGTTTAAGCAGCAGGCTAACAACAGGAGGCCTGATATTGCATTTAAAAAGCGTACACTCCAAGAAAGACGAAATAATGGTAGAACTGTTTATTATGAATTTAATGGAGGTATGAAAACATTGGATGATATTAGCGTTGAAACAGGAATTCCAAAAGGAACTCTATATCATCGGATAAAAAATTTGAACTTTACTATTTGCGAGACTGTCGAGATGAGAAGACATCAAAAGAATAGGAGTTGATCTCCTTTGATATTTGAGTTAGTAAGTTCAGCTGTAGTTGGTAGTGTAATACTTCTAACAAAAATGCATCAAAAAGGAGCAACGACTGATGCCTCTAAAATCCAAAGGATTTGCGCGAATTGTGGTTTGAAAGTTAAAGAAGGAAAAGAGACCAGAACCATACAGCTGCTTCGCAAAACGAGAAATGATTGGGGAGTTGAATATGCGTATAGGATTCCACTTGGTCTTAGTTTCTCCGATTTCGAACAAAAGATGCAACATTTAGAGGATGGGTTAAATCATAAGAGTAAAGTTTATGATTTCAAACTACAAGACTTCAAATCTCTTCGTTTGCGGAAAGATATTTTAAAACAGATACAAAATATCATAAATAAGAAAAAACTCGTTAGGAAGGAAATTGAGCTGTCTTACGATGGTTTGTTAAAAATACGAGTTTATGAAAAAGGTATTCCTGATTTTGTGAAGTTTGAAGAAGATATGACGAAGCAATGCAAAGGGTGGGAAGTACCTATCGGTTATACGAGGGATGGATTAGTAAAACACGACTTTGATCAGCTATCGCACATGATTTCAGCCGGTATGACGGACATGGGGAAATCGAATGTATTAAAACTCATTATTACAGCTCTGGTACGAAACCAATCAGACAATATAAAGCTATTCCTTATCGATTTGAAGGGTGGTCTCTCTTTCAACCGATACAGATTCCTAAATCAAGTCGAATCAATTGCGAAGAATCCCGAGGAAGCCCTTAAGACTCTAAGGGAATTGCAAGGACATCGTTGTTGATATAGGTCGTCGTGGCAGGGCAGCAGGCTTCCGCTTGGTATATGCGACACAATACCCTACTAACGAAGCATTACCATCGCAGTTACGACAAAACATTGGGGCCCGTGTTTGCTTTAGATTACAGACAGAAGCAGGGAGCCGCGCTGTATTAGATGAGGGTGGCGCAGAAGGTCTTCCCAACATAAAAGGAAGGGCTATATATCAAACAAATGAGAAGAAAGTTCTTCAGACTGTCTATATCGATAATAAGCAGATTGATAATATCATAATGCCACACATCAATATCAGAGCGAGAAAGGAGCATGAAAATGCAAAAGTTAGCAATGAAGGAAGCACGAACGGAAAGTATACTCTTGAGCTTGAAGAAACTCGGCTTTCTTAGTAGAAAGCAAATCCAGGTCCTTCATGATCTTGGCGGTGACAGGAATGCTTCTCGTGTAATGAAGGGTATTGAAGAATATGTGTCTAGCTTTAGAGATGGAGAAAAGGTTTATTATCTCAACAAGGAAGGGCGTGAACGTATTGGGAGCAAGAAAATACTCAAACGTTCGAATCAATTTCGCCATTACATTATGAGAAATGACATCTACATTGCTTATGAATGCCCGAAAACGTGGAAGCAGGAAGTGAAAATGAATGTGAAAGGTATCGTTTCTATAATTGCAGATGCTTTATTTACGGATAATGGCCGTTACCATATTGTAGAGGTGGATCATGAACAGAAAATGAGTGCAAACCGTATCAAGATGCAGAAGTATCGTAAGTTAATGGAATGCAATGTGTTTGAGAAACAACCCAAGTTTATTTGGTACACCACGACAGAATATAGAAGGAAACAACTCCAGAAGCTTTGTGAGGGATTGGATTGCAACATATTTACAGTTACTGATTTCCATTAAAAACAGGGAGATGGTCCATATGGCAACTGAGACAATGAGCATCAAGGATTTTATGGATGGTAACTATGGAGCAAAGAAAAAGTGGAGCTTGTTCAAAAAGAAAGCAAAAAAATACGCACCCGTGGCGGCGCGAATAAGTATTGTGATCGGTAGTGCTATTATATTCAGTAACATTATAGATATTCCTCGTGTATTTGCTGATGGTCAAAATCCAGATGTAAATGAAGTATTTAAAGATGTGCAATCAAGCGATGGGAAGATAAAAAATTATATAGATGGCCAACTGTACAATCGTATTGTGAATGCTTTTGAACCGGTTATCTTCTTGATTAGAGCGGTTTCATATCCGATAGCATCCGTTGTGGCGTTATGCGGTGGATTGTTTATTATGGTTGGTAGCCAGGAACGGGGATTTTCGCTGATTTCTCGAGCAGGGATTGGTTATATTGTAGTCCAAATGATTCCGTTCTTTATGCGATTACTTGTTGAGATTGCAAAGGCTATATAATTCTATTAATTAAGGGATTATTATTGGGATTAATTTTTATAAATTCCTTCTTTTTCTAATCCCAAAATAGTTATATAATGATTGTTGGAATTATATTATTGACGTTTAACATTAAGGGGAGAGAATAGTAATGAAAAAATTAATTATTTCAGGTGTATGCGCAGCAGTATTTGGTACAACTTTTTTTGCAAATAATTCTTTTGCTGAGACACCAAGTAATAACACAAATCTAGGCATAAAAGCTGCAAGTGCCCAATCTAGTACTTTTATAGATGTACCTCAATCGCATTGGGCGTATAAAGAGATTCAGTATATGGCTGACCATAAAATAATGCAAGGGTATGGTAATGGTTATTTCGGCGCTAAAGATAAAGTGACACGTGAGCAATTAGCAGCAACCATATATCGAACTATTAAAATTTGGAAAGATCCTTTAAACCAAACGCATCCTTTTAATGACATAGGTAATTCAATGTTCCAAAATGAGATTAAAGAATTATACGATAATGGAGTATTTGCTTATGTGGCGGATGGGAAATTTTACCCTAGTCGTACTTTAACGCGAGCGGAAGTTGCAGCTTCATTTAAAAATGCTTTTTGGTTAAATAAGAAGTTTGATCACCAATTTAACGATATGCAAGGTCACTGGGCAAATGAAGCTGTGCAAATTTTATATAGTAACGGTATAACTAATGGTGTAGGTGATAATAATTTTGATCCAAATGGATCTGTAACGCGTGAACAACTTGCGGTATTTTTATATAGAGCTATTCCGGTTTCTTCAAGACCAATTCAAGATAAACTTAAATAAAATAAACAGTAAAAGCCAACTTATATAAGTTGGCTTTTTTCTTTGCAGGAATTTCTTAACCATCATGGAATACTGCCACTAGGAGGTGTTGTGACGTTATGACGGCTATTTAAGTTATTGATAATGTTCCTTAAATTCGTGATTATCCCAGCGCTCCTTAAATTCATAAAGCTGATTAATAGTATTGTTTTCTTTACCGTATACCTCGTGGAAAAATTGATGAATATCTTTTCTTAAAGGAATTCCTTCAATCTGTTCGTGAAGATGTTTCACTTTTGAAACAATCATATTTAATTCTTCCGAAGTGTAACTCCCTATTGTTTGCTTAACATTTAGATTGCACTCTTTAACAGCAATATCCCGTAATTGATGGAAAGAAATAGGGTGATGAACGTCTAGTTCAATGCCTCTTTCTTTGGAAATGAAACAAGTGAAGTCGTGTTTCTTTAACGATTCGAAAATCCAATCTTTTAAAAAGCTTCTTAGATAATGACTTAGAAGTGTTATACCGCCTTTCCAATTGTAACTATTTTCAATACCACATTTATAGCAACCTTGTCCTTTTAAAAAATCGTGTAATCTAATATGTAATTCTTCATTGGGGTGATTAGGACAACTAAATTTCATTGGGTGCGTGTTACGGATATATTGTGTTTCTAATAAACGATATCCTCTTTCTTCGAATTTTTTTGAAACCATCTCAATGGTATATTTTAGATTGTGTTCACGTAAAGCTTCTTTTTTACAAAAAGAGCAACCGGAACCTTTGATTAAATTCGCCCTAGTTATGTATATATTTTCTTCAGGGTGTTTTGGACATAAATAACGTAGTTTTTGTTGATTGTTAATATAATCTTTTTCTAAGAGTATATAGCCGCGTTTTTCGAATTCTTTAGAAACAGTTTCATATGCTACCCTTTTACTAGATGAGAGCTTTTCTCTCCCGCAGTATTTACAACCATGGCCATTTAAAAGAGATCTGTAAGCGATTTTTAGGACCTCATTGGGATGTTTTAAACATTTATACTTCAAAGGAGTTTGAGAGTCTTTATAAAAATTATCCAATAAGATATAACCCTTATCTTCAAATTTAGATTTAACCTCTTCGATAGGGTGTCGTTGAGCGTTATTTTGTTTTTCTTTACTACAATATTTACACCCTCTTCCACTTTGTAATTTATTGTAGCTAATTTTTAAGTCTTTATCAGGGTGATTAGGACAACTAAATTTCATTGGTATATGAGAACGTATATATTCTTTTTCTAGTAATTGATAATTTCGTTTTTTAAAGGCTTTTTTGACATCTTCAAAAAGCAATTTTCTCCCCATAACAAGCCTCCTATATATTGTAAAAACATTATAACAAATAAAGTCTTTTCAAAAAACACGTGAAATGTAGTAGGAATATAATGTGTCTTTACTTGCAGGAATTAGTATGGTGCCATGGAATATTTTCTTTAGGAGGTGTTATAGCGTTATGTCGGATATGAAAATAATTTATACCGCAAAAGACGTCTATAGTCGCTTGAATGTGAGCGATAGCACACTAAGAAAATACGTTGAAGTACTCCAGCGAGAGTCCTACATCATTAGAAAAAATAAACAAGGAAAAAGAGAATACACAGACAATGACATTATGGTGATTGAAAAATTAATTGACCTTAGCAAGCATGACGGTATGACGCTAGAAAAGGCAGCGAAGATGATTGCGCAGCAAATAGAGAAGGTTAATCCGGATCTGATTCAAGAAGAGGCTGAGGAAACGGATTTAGTGCCATTCCACATTAAACAGCAATTACAGCAGCAGTATAGCGTTATGGCGCAAGAAATGAATCATAGTATGTTAGCGATGGAAAAGCGATTAAGTGAGCAAGCGAAGCAAAGTAATGAGGAAATCAAAGCAAGTGTAGAAGCGCATAATGAGCGAGTGGAAAAACGATTGGAAGCGCGGGATGAAACGCTGATGAAGACATTGCGTGAAATGCAGGAAACGAAGAGATTGGTGCAGGAATTCCGGGATGAAGTTGCTGCTGCGAAAGACAAGAAAAAGCCGTGGTGGAGATTTTGGTGAGGATAAGAAGAGGAACGTATAAAAATAGAATTGTAGAAAAAGAAAAAGAAAAAGAAAAAGTGGATTCCTTGTGAGAATAGGGATCCACTTTTTTTCTTGTTACTGATAATGAGACACTATATCTGACTTACATAAATATCCTATTTGTTCAAATTTGTCCTTGCTGATGGTACAATTTAAGGCATGGAGGGGTATTATGGGAATTTATTATGTACCACTGTTTCTTATATGCGGCACTGCAATATTCTTTTTTTTCTTGTCTAGTTCATCAAAAATTAAGGCTAAAAACCTATCATTGATAATGGTCTGTTTAGGGATAAATCTACTTACAAGTCCAGTGGCTTTTTTTATAGGAGGGATAGCTGATTATGCAGGTGTCGTGGCTAATTATGGAGCTTATGTTGCGGGTGATTCGGCAACAGCTCCTCCTCTAGTTAGTCGTGTGCTTTATTTTTCGGGAGGATTTCTCTTCATTCAGGGAATACCACTCCTCATAATAATTGTAGCTTTGTGGAAATTTGCAAGAGCAAAGAAAACAAATCAAGTATAGAAGTACATAATGAAAGAGTGGATTCCTTTTTAGAGGAGGAATCCGTTTTTTTCTTGCTATCAATAATATTACATAACGTTAAATTTATATGAATATCCTATTCATCCGAATTTATAAAAAATCGACCTTGCTAATGGTACAATTAGGATAATGGAGGAATATTATGGGATATCTTAATCAGCTTTATGTAATACTGTATTTTATAATCGGCCTTGCAGTATTCTCATTCTTTAATTCTGGTTCACCAAAAACAAAGGATAAAAATCTAACATTTATAATGGTCTGTTTAGGGGTAAATCTATGCACAATTCCAGTGGCTTTATTTATTGGCGTGATGGCAACAGACTCTCCATATAGTACTGAATTTGATTTTTGGGGAGGATTTCTCTTTATTCAGGGAATACCGCTCCTGCTACTACTTGTAGCTTTAATATGGTGGTTTATCCAAAAGGTAAAAGGAAAAATCTACACATAGAATTTTAAAATACCTTCCGCTAACGATAAGTATGTAAATGAGCTAGCGGTGGCGGTTTTAATAAGAGGGGACATAAAAAAGAAGTATCCTTAATGAAAAACAGGGATACTTCTTTTTTCTTTATTTATTCTCTAACGTCTCATAGAGGCGCTTATACATGTCTTTATATGCTTTAGAATGTCGGTTGACTAGTTGAGAATCTACATAATGCTCAACTAGCATGTCAATGATGTTATTAATTGATGTTTTATCCATGTATTCAAGTAAGTTGAATAGGGTTGATTAAGTAAAGATATCATGAATAAAAAGTGGAAATATAGAAATATCCCTATTTCTAAATAGGGATATTTCTATATTTTTAAATCTCTGTTAAGAGCTTGAATTTCCTTTTCTGATCAGGTGTTAGCTCATTTTCTACATAACGATCTATAAGCAGGTCGATAATTTCATAATTGAATTTTGTGTTTGTAAGTTTCATTAATACTTCAAGTTCTTCTTTTGATTGATTAGAAATTTTAATGCTACCTTGCTGGTTTTTAAATTTCTTTTTCGGTTCAGTTTTCTCGATCCTTTTCTCTTTTCGAGTAGTTGTTTTTTCTTCTATCTTAGGTTGAGAAGGAGTAACTGTAGCTTCTACCTCTTTATTTTCCGTCGTAGCTTGTCCTTGTTCCGGTACATAAGGCTCAGTAGGTTCAAAGTTACTTTTCTTTCGACCTAACAAACCAGGAGTTCTTGCCATATTACACACCAACCTTCATTTTTTCAAACATATCAACACGAGATAATAATTCATCACTAATCGTTTCGTATAGTTCAATTACATTCATATCATGTCTATCTTTTTCAGTAATACCATTCACATCAAATCGTTTAATACGTTCCATTTGAGGGACGATGTTTTTAAATAGGTTTTCTTCTCCAAATATTTCACGAGCATTTTCCATGATGTATTCGTCAACTTTACCGTTGTTTTTTAATAGGACAGGAAGAACGCCAACTACTTCAATATCAAGATCATATTGCTCTTTTAACTTGATAAGTTCATTAATATAATTCTCGGCACCAGTAAGAGAACGTTCTTGTGTTTGCAGAGCAATTAGAACATAATCAGAAGCTACAACTGCATTTTTTGTAACTTCTAGTGACATAGGAGGTACGTCGATAAATATGTAGTCGTATTTATGCTTTATCTTTTCAAGTAATCCTTTAAAGTAATGATCTTCTTCAGCTTCCGAAGAACAATTTTTATAAAGGAATTTTGCGAAGTCCTGAAAATCAACGTAAGAAGGAAGTAAATGTAAGTTCTCCATAATTTCCACTTCTAAGCCGTCTAGGCTTCCCTCTTGTATTCCTTTCATTAATGTTTTTTCAACAGTAACAATTTCATCAGGGTTAAGGATTGATTTTGTTAACATTAAAGACTTGGTTGCGTTACTTTGTGGATCAAGGTCAACAAGTAATGTACGCTTGCCCTTTTTAGCGAATTCATAAGAGTTCAATACAGCATTCGTGGTCTTACCGACTCCACCTTTGTAATTACCTACCGTAATTGTAATAGCCATTTTTAACACTCCAGTTATTTATTTTTAAAATTTCCCTATATCCCTTTATAGAAATAGGGAAAAATAGAAATAGGGAAAAAGGGATATTTCTAACTATAGAAATAGGGATATTTCTATATCTTTAAAGAAATTATAACAATGATGTACGGTATATGCAATAGAATCATAGAGTTAGTAATTAATAATAAAAACGTTGATATCATAAGATTCTTTTGATGTATGAAGTAGAGGGAGTTAAGAAATAAATATGTAATGTCGTAGAGATGTTAGTAGATGCAAAAATAACGAAAATAGGGAAATATAGATATAGGGAAAAGGGGAAATATCCCTATATCTATAAGTGGAAAAAGGGAAATAGGGAAATAGGGATATTTTGAAAAAAGTGCGTAATCTCGCAGTTTACAAAGGATAAAGCTTGTTGTAACGTAGTACACAACAAGCATCATTCTACAAAACAAAACATAATTTGATATTTTACATAAACGAAGATCGATAAAACAATTGAATATGAACAGAAAATAAAAAAGCCACTCCCATATGCTATCGGCTACCAACCTTTAGCGGGAATGACTCAGTTCTAGTAATTGCTACCAACACTTACTAGACATAACCTGTAACCAAGCAGGACTTCGGTTTAAGTAGTGCACCAACACTATCCTTAAACAATTATGCCTTTCGACTAGGCTTATTTGATATACCCATTTTATCTGTGATTGGGCTAAAATTCAACTAGTAAATACTAGATTTGATTATTTTGTAGTCTAAAAGATATATACCGGGCATCTCTAAACCTAGAAGTCTTGTGATATACAGGCCATTTAGGAATTAGAGATGCCTTTTTGTTTTTTGTTCGCGTGGAATTGCCTGATACCACGTAAATAAAAACTGATAAGCCGTAATTCCGTGCTGCTATACATATAGGGGGAACGTGTTACGGCGTGGCTAGCTGTTGGTCGTGCAGGGGGTACTGAGTATACGCCTACAAAAACAGCACCCTCATTGGATTCCTGTTCATCTGGTGAGGGAGGGCGAGAACTTGCCCAGGGACGATTCTCTAAAAGGTTCGGGTGGTTATCGTTAGCATTACGGTGCTAGGGAATACATTCAGTTTGTCGTGTAGGGACGATATTACAAGGACAAGCCATAGAAAAAGGATGTATGCGGTGAAGATCGCTGAGTGAACAGGGTCTATACATACGGATACCTTATAAGTGACCGCATGGCAAAAATAACGACGCTTATCCATCTATTTTGACTGATTACTTTTTTTGTAGTCTGTCAAAGTAGGGGATAAATCTGCCTTCCAGCCGTGTTCCATAATCGTTCCCACATGATAAAAACCTTCAAGACTTTCAGTCAACATTAAATTCGAAGAAATGATGAAAAATGTGAGGTTGTTTAAGACCTGGAGGAACTACTTGCTAAGATAGAGGAATAAATAAGAGATTTACTACTTACTTGGTTAGAGGATAAGGGGACGAATGATTAAAATATGTCTTATTGCAGAATTTGGTTTTACATATCGGATATAGTACGTGAAATTAAACTTATATAATTTTAGTTTGATTGGTATATGGTGATATTCTAGCAGTTGATGAAAAAGCACGTTGAGAAGTGATGAAGTAAACAGAAAAAATATTGTTAGAAGATGTAGTGATTAACCTCAGTAAACAAAAATTAACTTTTATTGTATATTTTGAAAATAGATATTAATTAAGGTAATCTTAATTTAAACTAATAAGGGGAGGGATATCATTGTGAAAGTATTTAAATTAACTACAGAAAGTCATGCTCTTTTAGATTTGAATGAACAGAGCTGGGAAACTACTATTGCTTATTATGAGAAGGAAACTCATAAGAGAGCGCCCTATTATTGTGATCTAAAAAAGAAAACCAGATATTTTGCTGTTTGTCCTGGCTGTAATAATCCGGTTCAATTAGTAAATTTGTATGTTAATAAGAAATTACCAGACAACGAAAAGAAGCAATCCCCACATGCTAAACATCAACCGCATTCAGTTATTGGAATAGCAACCTATTATCAAGAAAAGTACGATACCTGTGAATTGAGACAGAGAACACCCTTCAGTGATACTGAGAAAAGAACTGGAACGGAAGTACCAAATGAAATATTGCAGCTCATACAACGATATCCAGACATCTTATATAAACATATACGAAAAATAATAGGTATCAATTTTTCTAGACGCGTATTTGAGCGCATGATTGATAATTTTCTTCGTGCAAATGGACATTGTTATAAGCGTATTAATAAATTTAATTTGCCGTATGCTTTTCTATATATGCAAAAAAGTACAAGAATTATTAATCAACATATTACAGAAGGTCATGCTTATCAAAAAGAAATAATTGATTGTATACAAAATAGTAAATATTTTACTGTATCTGATAATAAAATTACACCTATTAACCCGAAGGTTGATGGGTTTGTAGAAATTGATTTTTACTTAACAAAACATAAAATTACACCAATTAAAAATATGATTACTCTCTGTATTACTGAATCTAAGGGAGGGGAAGTTGATAGTTTATTAGAAAAGGAATTTCCAGTAAATGAATCTGATTATATAAATGATATCAACGAAGCAATGGACAATGGGGATAATGAAATAGATAGTAATAAAGCTAGATCTCAATTGAGAGAGATGGTACTTAATTGCATTGAAAAAAATAAGTGA